GGGCTGGTCGTGGGGGCGGGGCCGGTGATGATCTCCTCCCATCGGAGGATCCACGAGCGTCCGGTCTGGCGGGGTCTGGGTGGGGCGGCGGTGGCGGTCATGTTCTGCTCCTGGTGGCCTGCGCCGTGGGTTCACTTGTTGTTGAGGCGGTGGAGTTCGGCCACCAGGGTGAGGGTTCCGATGCTGGTCGTGGCCCGGAACTGTGCGATGCGGATGGGGAGGGGCGTCCAGTCGCAGTAGCCGACGACGTCGATCTTGTCCCACAGGTCGGGGCGGTGGCGGAATCCGATCCAGCCGTGGCGGAGGTCGACGCCGGTCAGTGGGGGAACGGGGATCGTCCCGTCCCAGCCGTTGGGGATGATGGCCTTGCCGTCCTGGGAGAACTGCGGGCCGTGGTGGTTGGCGGCGGTCACGGACATCCAGGTGCCGTCTCGGAAGGTGATTCCGATGGTGGGGGCGGTGATCGGTTCGATGCGTCGGATGTGGCGGCCGTCGAGTGCGGCGCGGATGGCGGCTTCGGTGGTGAGGATGACGTGGTCGGTGCTTCCGGCGTTGATCTGGGCGATCTGGTGGAGTTCGGCCTGTTCGGTTGTTGTGTGCGGCATTTTCTGCTCCTTCTTGGTTGTGGGCGTGCGGAGAACCCGCCTTGTAGTGATAGTGTAGTTCGTTGGCATGTGACGGGCACCACCCACTATGTGATAACCGCCACAAAAACAATGCTTCAGTTCACCGACCGCAACGCACACCCCGCAAACCCCACGAACTCATCCAACGAAACCTCCCGAGCACCCGCCGCACGCAAACCATCCACACTCCACCGCACATCCCGAACCCACCGCACGAACACCCACTCGCACACGACCACATCCCACCGCAGCACCAGCCGCTCCCACCACAACTCCACACACGACGCCACACCAACCGCACAACGCCAACCACCCGACGGCCAGAACAACTCCCGGAACACCGACCCGCACTCCGTATACTGCCGCCCCCAGCACAACCCGCTCAGCGTCCGCCCCACCAGACCCGAATCCACATCCCTCAGCGCGGCGACCTCACCCCGCAACTCCTCAACCACGCGCCCGCACCGCGCACCCGCATCCACAGCATCAACCACACACCCCCACAGCACGCCGAACGGAACCCGCTCATACCCGATCGAAACCAGATCCGACTCCCGGGCCCCACTGGCATCCCGCCTCACCACCGACTCCACCGCGCCCTCGGAGTCGTACTCGACCTGAAACCCCGTCCAGGCCACAGTCCCACTGGCATCCCGCCCCCACGCCACGACATCCGCCGGCGCGAGCACGCTCTCCCATCGGCGCCCGCCACCGGCGCCGCCCATGACCCTGCGCATGACCGGCACCGACCCGTCACCGCCCGCGGCCAACCCGGCCACGATCCCGTCCAGCGCCGCCCGCAGCCGCCCGCGCTCCCCGGAGGCGGCGTCGGCCAGCCGCTGCGCCCGCGCGCCGCGGTTGGCGGCCTCGTGGGCGATCTCGGAGACCCGCTCCAGCACGTCCAGGACCACGTCGGCGCCGACGGGCCGGTACCCGTCGGCGGCCGGCTCCGGCTCGTCCGCCTCCTCGGGGAGCCCGCGGGCGACGTCGACCACGTCGAACTCGCCGTCGCCGTCGCCGTCGTCCGCGGGCCCGTACTGGATCTCGAACCAGCGCGTCCCGTCCTCGGTCTCGTGGGGGATCAGCACCCGCACGTCCCTGTTGTCGACCTCGCTGCCGTAGGCGATCCAGGCCACGTCCTGGTCCCTCGGGTCCATCGGTTCCATCGTCTGCTCCGTTCTTCTCGGGTCGGGGTCTTCCACCAACCCCGCCTTGTAGTTGAATTGTAGTACTTACGGCTGGACGGACAAGAAAACCCACGTGAGAACCCTCACATCACCTGCGCCCAACCCGACGCCCAGACACCACCGAACGAACCGGCAACTTCCCAGAGGGAACCACCACCGACCCACGCCCACCATCACGCAAACCACTCAAAGCCTGCGTCAAAGCATCCACCTGATCATCATGCCTACCATTAGGAAACTCACGAAACTCCGACAACAACTCCTCCACCCACTCACCACCAGGATCCCCCGGATACGGTAAATACACATTCCCCGACTCGATCTCCGGCGTAACGGCACGAGCCCGCACCTCCTTCGAAGTACGAGCCTGCACCGGCTTAACCCCCGCCACCCGCCTCCGCAGAACATCAATAGCGGCAGCCCCATTAGCAGCATCCTCAATCAGACGCTGATGAACGCACTCCCCATAAGGCGAGACATCCGGATCGTCAGTACGGACCCACCGCTCCATGCGATCCAGCGTCTCCGTGAACGACCACCGCCCACGCTGCTGGGCAACGAGATACCGATCCGGACCGGCCCGCACCCACCGCTGACCGACGACGAAGTCGCTGTTCTCCGACCCCTTGTAAGTCAGGTCCCACGAGTCCACCCACCGCCCAGCGCGCCACGCGGCGTCCGGAGCCAGCACCACCCGACCGTCTCCCGTGACCTTCGCCGGATCCCGGGTCCAGTACCGCCACCAACCAACATCGAACACGGCGCCCTGCGCCGGGGACGGGCGCTGCTGATACAGGGCCGCCCACGAGTACAAGCCCACCGAGATCCGCATCTGATCCCAGCGTTCGATGGCCTCCTCCCGGGTCTCCTCCAACAGCGGGCTGAACAGAGGATCCCCCTCAGCCCTCCCCAGCACATCGTCCTGCTCCGCGATCGCCGGGAAGGAGATCACCTCCCACTTGTCCCGGTCAGGGCTGTACTCCTGGCTCAGCAGACGGCCGATGAAGTCGTCCTCGTGCCAACGGGTACCGATCACGACCACGAGCGACGGCGGCTCCAGACGGGTCTGAGCGTTGGCGATCCACCAGTTCCACAGCGACTCCCGCTCAGCCGCCGAGTGCGCCGTGGCGAAGTCCTTGACCAGGTCGTCCACCAGCATGACCTTGAAGCCCATACCGGTGATCGACTGACCGGGCGCCGAGCGGGACGTGACACCGCCACCGTCGGTCGTCTGCCAGTCGGAGACGGACCCGGCGTCGTGGGCGATCTTGAGCCCGAACTCCAACCCGTGCTCCTCCACCATGCGTCGGACCTGACGGCCCCACGACACGGCCAGCGTCGGCGAGTGCGACACCAGACCAATCTTCCAGTTCGGGTGCCTACGAAGAAGCCAGATCGGCAGATTAACAGACGTCAACGCCGACTTGCCCATACGAGGCGGCATCGACACCGTGATAAACCGGCTCCGACCGTTCTCGACGTCACGCATGGCCTCCGCCAACCGCCCCGCCAAATACTCCAGATGAGGACGCGGCCGATAACCGTCGTCGATCTGCATAGCAGCCTCCAACGGATCCCCCGCCTTCGGATAGCGCGGATCATGACGATACGGGACACCAGCGTGAGGCTCACCCGAACAACGCTCCAACGTGCACCGCGGCTGGCCCTCCAACCACTCCTGATGCTTCAACAGCAACGCCAACTCCGCCTCGATCTCCTCCGCCGACATCTCCCACGGAGCCGGCCGCCTGGCGGACTCAGCCATCGAATCCGCCCTCGACCTCAACCACCCGGCCGCTCTCGTCAACATCGACGACGTCGACGAACCGGCCGTCGTCCTCAGGCCCCTCCTCCACGACGGGACCGGCAATCCTCGGAACCTCCGGGGCCGCAGCCGCCTCCCGACGACGCTGAACCTCCCTCATCAACTCGTCCAACCTGGCGTCAGTGGCCTTCGCCGTCATATCCACGAGGCTAGCAGTCACCCCCACCGTGACATCCGGCAGATTACCCCGCGAGGCGTTACGCTCAAGATTAGCGGCGACCTCCAGCATCTTCATGACCTCACCCGGCCGCATCTTGCTAATACGAGTCTCGTCGAGCCCCTGAAGCCACTGAGCAGCACGCGACATCGCCAACCGGGCCACCGCCCGATGACGCTCATTCATATCCACCCGGTAACGGATCAGCCTCTCCGTCTCCTGCTCCTGAAGATGCAGATCCCAAGCACGCACCCGCTCACGCCACGACCACCGCACCGAATTATGAAACCCCGACGCGTGATCCCGCACACGCCGCGGATCCGAATCCCTGTACGCCTCGAACTGGGCGAACGCCACATCAGACTCACCCGCCTGCTGATACCAGATCGGCCGCGTGTAATCCAACGCGGCCGGTCGCCGAGCCCGCCTACGCCCAGACGCCGAACCCCCAGCCACACCCCACTCCTTCCACTAACACCAACAGCAACCCGCCGCCCAGGCTACTCCACCCCACTCCCACCGCCGTCAACAGCATCCGCGGCAGCGGCGGCCACCTCCCGCAGAGCAATCGACGTCAACGCGTCCACCACCGCAGCCATGTTCTTAATATTCCGCACATGCCCGTACTCCACCAGCGCCCGACTGAACTCATCGAACTGATCAACCCTGGCAACACCGATCATGTCCGAATGCTTGTCGATCAGCCCCAGCAGTTCATTGAACCGCACCATCTGCTCCGGCAGAAACATAATCGTCGTCATCCGCCAATCAAAATCCGCCTTCGGCAGATCCAGAACCGTCGACGACGCCTCCAACGGCCGCAAATACGACTCGTCAAGACCCGACACCAGCAGATCCTCCACATCCGTGATCTGCTCAATCATCTTCCGCAGAATCTCCTCATCCGGCGCCCCCGTGAGTTCGTTATGCGCAATCTGCTTCGCCCGAATAAGCGACCTCGGCATCGGATTCGTGTCGATCAGCACCGGGAAGGACGTCAGCCCCGCCATCCTGGCGGCCTTGGCCCGGTGGTGACCGGACACGATCGAAATGGGACCCTCGTCGTTCGGCCGCGAGCAGTAGGGGATCGACTCCAACGCGCCCCGCTGCCTGATATTCTCAACCAGCCGCGCGAACTTAGTCGGATCCATCTGCTGAGCGTTGATGTCCTGCTCTCTCAGGGCGGACCCCTGAACCACCCTGATGAACAGACCGTCCCCGACCCTCATGCCCTCTTCGTCGACCTGCGCCACTTCTGCTCCCTCCTAAGGAACTCCGCAAGAACCTCCTGCGGGGTCATGGCCTTCTTCCAATCGCTGGCGTACACCAGTTTGAACCCGTCGGGGTGCTTCTGGCGGTTGTCCAGCGTCATCAGCCCCCGCAACCCCTTCGCCTCCGGGTGCCGAGTCATCTCCACCGTAACCAGCCCCTGCGCAGCCGCGATCTGCATGCTGCTGAGCGGCGTCCGGGTCAGCCACAGCGTGTCGTGCTGAAGAGCCAACATCGTCGCCAGGCGCGTCAGCCTGAACGTGTCATGCGTCGCGCCGAAGGCGAATCGTAGAATCGCGTGCTTCGACCACTTGTCCGAGTACGAGGAGGCGATCGACGCCAGACTGTAACCGATCACCCCGGCGGCGTACCCGTCGATGAACACCAGGACGTTGTTCGACCCGGGGACCGGGCTGAGACGGTGCATCCACTCCGCCCGGTAGGCGTCAGCGTACTTCGACTCCACGCAGGCCAGCCGGATCTCCGAGTCCGGCGTGACCTCATAATCCTCGGGGATCATCGGCCAGGGGCGGGGGGCCCGCGGCGCCACCTTCCGCGGCACGGCGACCCTACCGCCCATCAGACCGGCCACCTCATCGCACCGGTTCGAGTTCAAATACACCAACTGCCCCTCGGACAACTGCCGGGCGTACGGCGGGTTATCCGACGCCGAGTTGCGGGGCGCCTGCTGCTGCTGAACCACGAGGAGAGCCTTCCGGCCCTCCATGAACCTCACCATCTCCGGGATGTCCGTCGGCGCATCGAAGACGTCGTACTCCGGGACCTTCCAGGTCAGCAGGCCCTTCGTGTCGAAGAACTTCTCGTACGCGCCCGAGTAGGTGGGAGGGTTGGCCGTGATGACAGCGTGCGGGTCGTCGGCGATGCGGTCCATGTGCTCCCACACCGACTCCGAGCGGTAGGTGAGCCCGCCGATCCGGCCTGCCATGCGCGACAACTGGTCGCGGAACGACGCCTTGTGGTAGTCCGCGTTCCTCTCCAGGTCCTCGCAGAGGCCCTTCCAGTACTCGCCCTCCGGCTTGGCCCGTATCCTGGCCAGATACTGGGTGTACAGCAGGAGAGCGGCCTTCTCCACCTCGGTAGAGCACTCGCTGAAGTCGATGGGCCGGTCGTCGTACCGGACCTCAAGGCCCTCGAAGTCCCCGCCCGACAGCAGCGTCCCGAGAATGCCGGTGAACAGGTGGACGTCCGACGTCGTCATCGAGCGCGGGTCGTAGCCCGCGTCCACCGCCACCAGGGGCATCGCGAACCCGCCCACGGCGGGCTCGTGGTAGGTCCGGTAGCCGGCCTCCCGCAGCCTCGGCAACAGACCCGACAGGTACCCCCGCTCCGGAGCATCCCAGGTCGACAGAAACAGGATCGACGGGGACATGAACCCGGCCACTGGTATCTCCTCGCATCAGATACAGCCACAAACGGTGAGACCCGCCGGCCGGTCCGTAGACCGACCGGCGGGTCGTCGACCGCCGGGGATGAGTCGAACATCCGACTTCCCGCTGCGAGAACGGGTCCTCTATCCACTGAGGTACCGGCGGATCGCCCGGCCTGCCGGGCGCAGGCAACAGACTACAACGGCAGCACGCCCTCCGGCAAGTCGGCCACCGGCGTGCCGGTGACCCGCTCGTACCAGATGGCGAAGTCACCGCGGTGACAATCCACCGGATCCTTCTCGAAGCACAGCAGAACCAGCCGATCGTCGCGAACACCGGTGCGCCGCTCGTTCTCCGCCACGATGCGGCGGAACACGTCCTCGATCTGCCCCAACCCGTACCCGTCCAACTGCTCCCAGTAGCGGGCCCGGAACTCGGCGACCGGCAGTTTCATCCACGACCAGTTCGGGTACAGGATCGGCACCTGGTACCGCAGCACGTAGGACCGGCCGAACTTCGGCCTACCGTTACTGATCTTGACGGGCACGCCCATGGACTGGCGGAACTTGCGGTAACTGGATGTGAACAACTGGTAGCCGTCCCCGGCAGCCGCGGGAGCGGCGTCTTCTGCCGCATGAGCCTCGGCCTCGGCCTCGGCCCTCCCCGCCCGTTTACGAGCCGCAGCCCGCAGAAGCCGCAGAACCATCAACGCATGCCAGCACCGGGCCTCACCGCCGCGATGACACCCGTGCGGGCACGAGCAGGTCACTGCCGGCTCCGCACCGGGCATGTACACCACCTGGACGTCGTAGAGGTCACCCCGACGCCCCTCGACCCGCCAGGTGGACGGGTCCTGATCGTCAACCTGGAATCTCCGGCCGTCGATGCAAGCGCGCATGGCCGCCTCCTGACTGTCAGAAGGATCGCCCGGATCCATTTCCGCCAGCGCCTTCGTCTGACCGGCGGGCCATCGTAGTCTCATTTCCCCTGCTCCTGTCCGCTCAATGCGACTCGCACGACCTGCTCCGCCTCGTCCGGGGTCAGTACGACATCGGCGACGCCACCGGCCTTCCAGATGCGGCGGATCTGCTCCGCCTGCTGGACCGTCGCCCGGCCGCGCGCGTGCCGGTCCGACTCGCCCGGCTTACGGTGCTTGACTTCGAGGGCGACGAACCGCCCCTGCACGCAGACGACCAGGTCCGGCACACCGGGCTCTTGGTACGGTCCGCCGGCTGTTTTCAGTATCCACGAGCCCGGCCAGCGCTCCAGCAGCCGCCGTTTGACGGCCGCCACGACTTGCGTCTCGTTGCCCCATGCGTTCATAGTCGGCTCCTGGCCTCCTGTTCCCGTCCTCCTGTTTTGGGTGTGCTGGGGGCCCCGTGTTCCCGCGGGGCCCCCAGCGTTTCCCTCAACTCCGCTCGATCAGAGGTCGAGGTCCTCGATGTTCAGGTTGTCGATGTCGACGTCCTCGCTGTCGAACTCCCCGGGCGTTCCCGCGGCGCTCTCGGCCGCGGGCTCCATGTCCTCGGTGTCCGCGTCCTGGACGGTGGCGGCCGCCTCGGCCTTCTTGGCGTCCGAGGACGGCTTGGCCGGCTTCTCCGCGGCGGCCTCCTCGGCCTTCGGCTGGGTGATCCGGATGTATCGGGCGATCCTGGACTTGATCCGACCGTTGTAGGGCTCGTCGTCCTCGACGTCGACGTCGACCTGCCGGTGCAGGAAACTGCGCAGGTCGAGGGCCAACTTCTTCTTGGGGGTCGGGATCCCGATCCCCTGCATGAAGCCGACGACCCGGAACATGGCCTTGTCGGTCAGAGTCAGTCGGTCGATGATGACCTCGCCGTCCTGGGCGCCGCCCAGGATACGCAGCCACACCTTGATCACCGTGTTCCCGGTCTTGGCGGTGTCCGTCTCGACGTCGTCCACGACGACCCGGTACCGGCCCTCGGGGACCCTGGCGCTGCTGGTGTCCTTGTAGTTGCTGAGGTCGATGATGATCTCCACGTCACTGCTCCTTGCTGTCGTTGTTGCGGTTGGTGGTGGCCGGCTTGCCGGCGTTCTTTCTGGCCGGGGTTCCTCCGATTCCGAGCACGCGACTCAGGGTACCGAGGGTGACCGGCCTGCGCCTGCCCAGTACCTGGGGGATCTTCCCTCGCAGGTCGTAGGGCAGGCGGGCCTTGGTGCCGTAGTCGGGGCTGACCCCGAAACGGACGATGTGCGTCGTGGGCGGCAGCGTCTCGTCGTTGAGCGCGTCCAGGTTCTCCTCGACGTCGGCGTAGACGATGTAGTCCGGTGTGGCGCGGACGATGGACAGGGCGCCCTTCTGGACGTCGGGCTGGCGGCGGATGCCGCCGTTGATCTCGTCTTCGATCATCTTGACCTGCGCGGTCATGACGACGTGCATGGGATGGCGGCGGTTGCCGTCGGCGAGGCCGTACCAGAACACCGTCATGTCCGTCATGACGTCGAGGGCCTGTCCCCAGGTGCGCTGGTCGGCCGGGGCCGTGCCCTGGCGGATCTCGCGGACCGCGGTCTCCGAGGCCCCGGTGAGGAACCTCATCGTCATCTTCTGGGCCGCCGTCAGCGAGTCGATCACCACCGCCTTGTACGGGTGGTCGCCCTTGTCGAGTGCCCAGAAGACGTCGTCGAGGGCGGTGATCGAGTCGGGGCGGATGACGTCGATTCTGCGGGCGTGGGGGGCGTTGCGGAAGGATCGCGTGCCCTTTTCGCCTGCGAGGTCGATGAACAGGGTCTTGCCGAGTTCGGCGATGGTGGCGGCGAGCGTGGTTTTCCCTCCGCCCGGGGGTCCGAGGATGAGCCAGCGGCCGTAGTCGGGCTGCTCCTCGTTGATGTCGACGATGTTGATGCCGGCGAAGTCCATGGTCTGCTCCCCTTCCAGTAGGTATTCCAAGTGTACTACATTCTTGCGTGGTTGTCAAACCCCGATCAACGCCCCCGACCACCCCTCACCACCAGACCGTACTCCGCCGGATCGAACCCGCCGCCAACCCCGCCGACAGCCTGCGCCCGACACAACTCCGCGAAATCGCACCACTTGCAAACCACCCCGACCAGATTCCGCGACGCCTCACCCGCGCGCTCCACCCGAACCCGCGTCCTGGCAATGTCCTCCACCGAATCCACCGCGGCCCGCAGATGCATCCTGACGACACCCACCGACAACGGCGTCAACGAACGCCGGAACCACACCCTCCGGGCCCCATCCGACGACAACCTGGCCACCTCGGCCTCCTCGACCTTGTAGACCCCCGCGCCGGACCCGTCCTTCTTCAGCCCCTCGAATGGGACGCCGTCGCCGACCCACTCCAGGTACGTCTCCAGGTCGTAGTCCGTCACCGACTTCGAGAGCCGGCCGGACTTCGTCAGGCCGGGCGTCTTCGGAGCGGTGGCGCGAACCCGGTCGAACGACACGGCACGGGGGGACGGCACGCCCCACTGCCCGCACTGCGGGATCAGGCCCCACGCGTACAACTGGACCTGGCTGTCCATCAACTCGTCCATCGCCGACGCCCGGTCGATCGACTTCGAGGTCTTGCAGTCGCGGATCACCGTGATCCCGCGGCGCCGGTCCCGGTACACCTCGTCGATGTACCCGAACAGGCTCACCGGCGGCCCGTCGTACCCCTTCGGCATCGGCAGGGGCCGTTCCCAGCGTTGCTCGACGGCCAGCACGGCCTCGTTCCGGGCCTCGTCGGCCCATCGGTTGCGCCAGCCCGTGAAGGCCCTTGCGAGGCGATCGGGGAGCGCCTGGCCGAGCCAGGACTCCCACTGCGAGTGCTTGTCGGCTCCGAGGCGGGCGTACCAGTCGGCGGCGGCGTCCAGGACGTCGTCGGGGACGGCGTCGTCGGCGGGGAACTCGGGGCCGCCGTCGACGGTGGTGATCGTCGGCGGTTCGGCCAGCAGGGTTCCCTCGGTCCTGCCCTTCGTCAGCCGTTCGGCGGCGCGGACGGCGTGGAACCAGGATCCGAACTCCAGGGCGGGGGCGGCGGTCTCCCCGTCGCGTCCGAGTCGGTCCACGTAGCGGTACTTCCACATCTGCGGGCACTTGCGGTGGGTGGTGATGCTGGAGTAGGTGGCGAGTGCGGGTTCTGTCCGCCCACCCCCATCGTGTCTCACTCCTTGAGACGTCCCTTCGGATCTAGACTCGCTAGCGAGTCTAACCCTCCTGTCAACCACGTTTCAACCCCCATTTCCTATTTCATTCCCCCCTCTCCCCACCCTATAGGGTGGGGAGAGGGAATAAATACTGAAAAAGACCGAATCCACACTCATCCGTGACCTGCGTCACTCATCCTCGACGTTCCCAGTCGCCGCATCCACCACCTTCCCAACCAACCCCGCATCCCCATCGAACACGTGCATCAGGATCGACCGCTCCAGATCCGACCGCCGCCGGTACACGTCGTACTGCACCTCATCCACCGTCCCCGGCACCAGCGCGTACCAGAACGTGCACGGCCTGACCTGCCCCACCCGATTCAACCGATCCCGCGCCTGCACCCACTCATCCCGCTTCGTGGACAGACTCGCGAAGACCGCGTTCGCCGCCGTCACCAGTTCGTTGACCGCAAGGCTCAACGTCTGGATCTGCGCCACGAGGATGATCCGCTGAGGGTCCTCCGACCCGAACCGACGCCGAATCGCCAGCCGGTCCTCGGGATCCGTGTCCTCAGTGATCGTCAGAACCACGGAGCCGGCCCTGGCGACCGCCCGCCGGATCACCTCGATCTCCCGACGGAACACCGCGAACACCACGACCCGGGACTCCCCCGACAGCGTGTCGTTCACGATCGACGCGATCGTCCGCGCCTTGCTGTCCCCGATCTCCTCCACACACCCGTCGTCATCCGGCAGGAACCCGGCGGTGATCTGCCGCAGCCGCGTCATCTGCGCCAACCGACTCATCGCCGTCGACCGCCGCCCCGACAGCAGAGTCGCCTGCAACCGCTTCTTCATGTCCCCGTAGGCCCGCTCCTCCGCCTTCGACAGGCGCACGGGGACGACGACGTCAGTCGCAGCGGGCAGATCCAGGGCCTCCTCCTTCAACGCCACCTCAGCGCGCCGCCCCATGATCTCCCGCAGGCGATCCAGGTTGCGGTACCCCAGGACCTCGTACCTCATGAACCCGCCCCTCACCGTGTACTCGGAGCGGAATCCGGTGTACGTGGCGTCCCGCCCGTCGCGGCCGAACGCCTTCGGATCCAGGAACCGCCACTGGGCGAACACGTCCAACGGCGACTTCGGCATGACGGTCCCCGTCAGGATGATCCGGCGCGGCACCCACCTGCCTATCCTGGCCGCCAAACGGCTGGCGTTGGACGATACTCCTTTGATGAGGTGCGATTCGTCGACGACCATCAAGTGCGGGGCGAACCTGCGGACGGCGTCGAGGACCAGGTCCGCCGTCGTCCGCGACCCGGCCGGTCGCCGCTGGGAGAGGATGTCGAGGTTCATCGCCTCGATCATCAGCAGCGGCCTCTCGTCCGCGTCGAACAGGCCCGGCCCGCCTCGGCGGGCCTCCTCCTCGGGCACCTTCAGGCCGTTCCTGCGGGCGCTGACGGCGATGGAGCGCTGCCCGTGCAGGGCGACCCCGCGGTAGGCCCCGCCGGGCCCGCAGCCGCCCTCAGGGGCTTTCACGGCGCCGCCTGCGCGGGCCCGCAGCGCCTCAAGCTTCTGCCGGGTCGTCCCGCCCAGCGCCTCGGCCCACACGTCCACCTGCGGGCCGGCCCACTTCGGCGCCTGGAGCGCCCACTGGTCGACGGCCGCGAGCGGGGCGACCACCAGCACCCGGGCCCGCCGCTCCTGCAAGGCCAACAGCGACGCGTAGTCGATGACCGTCGCCGTGTTGTGGGTGACGATCCAGTCCTTCGCGACGTAAAGGCGGTCGACGGCATCCACGCTGATGCAGCGGACCTCGGCGGCGCCGGCCGGCCGGATCGACTCGATCCATCGCAGCGGGCAGCGGTCCTCGTGGAGGATCACGTGGAACTGCGGGGCTCCCGGCTGCGATCGGTCGAGCAGCCGGGCGGTCAGTCCCAGTGACCAGCCGAGGCGGAGGACGTCTCGGGCCAGTTCCAGGTTCGGGGAGACGAATCTGGCGCCGTTCGGGGTTCTCAGGTTCGTGGTGTCCACGAGCGCGGCCATGAGTGCCCGCCTCGATTCGAGGGACGCCACGAGCATGATCTCGGGCAGCCGGGTCGGGGCGTTCGGCTTGCGGCGGTCGATGCGGTGTCCGAGCATGAGCGGGGGGGCGGGAAGCCGGCTGTCCGGGATCTGCGATTGGATGTTCTGGGCGACGGGAATGCACCAGCGTCCCTTCAGGCGCCCGGTGCTGCTGTCGATGGCGCGTCGCAGCAGCCACCTGGTGTTGCGGGTTCCCCAGGCCATGCGGCCGTTGCGCGGGCGGCCGAGCCTCCACAGGTGGTCGGCGTCGACGTCGATCCAGGCCCCGTCGCTCAGGGTCACCCGGTAGACGGGGAGGTTCCCGCGGTCGTGGACGCCGGTGACCCGGCTGCGGCCGCCGTGCGAGTTCGTGATGGCGTCGCCGCGGTTGAGGTCGCCGATGGGCGTCCAACCGCCAGGGGTCAGGATCGGCGTGTCGGTCGGGTGTCCTTTGCCGAGGCCGGGTTCGAACAGGAGTGCGGCGGTGCCGCGGTTGGCGATGATCTTCTTGAGACCGCGTTTCTGGTGGGCGAAGCGGGGCGGGCCCGCGAACTCGTAGGTGGTCATCGGGTCGGCTGCTCGTCGTCGTTGCCGGCGGGCGTCTGGAGGACGGCGATGGCGATTCCGGCGGTGGCGATGTCGTCGGCGGGTTCGCGGGTGATTTCGAGGCGGGCGATGCCGGTGTCGCTGGCGAGGATTCCGCGGCGCGGGTAGGCGTTCCAGGCTTCGGTCAGCAGGATGGTGATCTCGGCGGCGGCGGCGGGCAGGGGCCAGGGGCGGGCGCCGGCGGGGAGGGCGGTGGCGGTGTCGTCGTAGACGGTGGCGGTGACGGTGACGGGGCCGTCGTATCCGAAGGGCCAGTTCTGGGTCGCGGCGGCGGCGGTGGCGGCGCGCAGGGCGGCGTGTCGCCAGTCGGCGCGTTCGCGGTGGGTGCGTCCGTGGGGGAGTCCGTCGACTGCGAAGTACGTCGTGGAGGCGGTCGTGGGGTCGGCGGTCGTGGGGTCGGCGGTCGTGGGGTCGGGGCGTCGGGTCGGCTGGTCGGGGGCGGTGCGGGGCGTCGTGTCGGTGGCCGGTCGGCCGGTTCGGGTCGGGTCGGCGGTTCTCGGTGCGGTCAGGGGGGCGAGCATTCTGGCGGTCCGGTCGGTGCGGGTCGGCTTGTGCCAGCCCGCCGCCGTCGTCGTGCGCGGGGTCGGCGGCGGGGGCGTCGTCGTCAGCATCACCGTCGTCGCGGTCAGCATCATCATCAGCAGCATCAGCGTCGTCATCGTCTGCTCCTATCGTCGTCGCTGTCTGGTCTGTTCGGGTTTCCCTCGCTCCGGGTTCTGTCCGGTTCCCGGGGAGGATGAACTCATGCTATGTGAATGGCATACATAGGTCAATGGAACCCGCGTGATAACCCTCACACGGACTCGGCGGTGCCGCCCACCAACTCATACCGCACACCACGAGTCCGACCCGACCTGCACAACACGCCCCGCTCCACCAAACGCTCCAACGCCCGCTCCGCCTGACGCGGCCCACCCAGACACAACGGATCCTCCAACACCTCCCTCCGCGTCAACAACCGCCCCACCACACCACCGAAAACCCGCACCACAGCATCCTCCCAACGAGCGTTCTCCTGCGCCCGCTCAGCCGCCCTCGACCCCGACAAATCCACCTCCACACAACCACCACCCGCCACCGAACGCGGCGCCGCCACCGACAACACGGTCCTACCCGCCACCGACGAATCAATCGTCACCACACCAGCCACCTGCGCCTTCCCGGACCCCCGCCCCGCAGCACTGGCGGCGCGCACCGCACCCGGCCTGTCCTTCAACACCACCAACTCGACCTCACCCACCGCCCCCGGCATCGGCTGACGCACCGGCCACACCTGCAACAACGTCCCCTGCACCATCGCCACCTTATGCTGCGACCCGAGCGGCATCGTCCCCTTCTCACCACTCTTCGCCATGTGATCAATCACCACAACCGTCGACCGACCGTTACGCGTCAACCGCTTCAACCACGACGTGATGACATCCGTCGACACCGCATCATTCGCGTCGAGCCCATGAAGCCCGTACAACGAAGTCATCCCATCGGCCACGATCAACGACGGATCCAAAGCCTCCAACGCCTGATCGAACACCACCTGATTCAAATTCCCCGTATCCGTCGGCGACGCGCCCCCCCACCTGTTCCTCTGCATCGGCGCCAACGGCTCCTCCGGATGCACGTACGCGAACTGCTTCCGCAAATCATCATCCACCGCACCCATGAGCCTCAACCGGCTCAACGTCTGCACCGGCTCGTCCTCGAAATCCAAATACATGACCCGCCCGCCCCGGGTCATCTCCTGAATCGAAACCCACAGGGCGATCCACGACTTCGCCGACTCCGACGACCCGTACAACATGTTCACCCGCCCCGAATACATCAGGCACCGGCCGTCGTCCCGAGCCAGCACGCCCGGAACCGCCGGACGGATCTGACCCGCCAGGTACGGCTCCAGATCGACCGGCTCCCACGTGGCCCGCCTACCCTCCAACGGATCCCGCACACCGTCGCCACCACCGGAACCATCAGCGCCAGCGCCAGCGCCAGCGTCAACCCGGGCATCCGAAACCCCCGGCACACCCCCACCACCCGCCGGCGCCACCGTCTCCTCACCCGCACCACCAACCGCCCCGGACACCAACACCGCCGGCACATCCGGCCTGAACCCCGCAGCCGACTCCACCTCCTCCGCCAGCCGGCGAGCCATCTCCGCATGCGGCTCGCCGATCAACACCCCCAACGCAGGAAACCCCTGGATCGCCCCACCCTCACGCAACCTACGAACCGTCGACCCCACAGACTCCGACACCCGCACACCCGGCCCGTCCTCATCACGCGTCACCTGCGCCAACGCCCGGATCAACACCGGCGCATTACGCTCCCAGAACGGGTGAACACCATCCCCGTAACGCAACAACCCGCCCGCCAACGCCAGATACGCGTCATGCCGACTCCCCCTCCCCGGCCACCTGTCCGCAAGAACCGCTCCGAGCGCCAACAACGCCACCTGAACCGTCAACACCCGCCCATCGACCACCGCGGGCCCCTCGACCCCGCCCCACGGCTCATCCACCCACTCGTACACGTCGCCCCCCGGGTGAGACGACGGCGGGATGACGGTCTGCGACCCCGTCGACCGCAACTCCACGGACACCGTCGACAGATTCGGATCCCGGGAGTCCGGGATCTTGAACCTGCGCGTACCCGGCAGCGTCCCCTCCTCAACCATGTACCAGTAGTGGCTGTTCGGATTGTCCGCCCTACCGTGCTTGGCGGGCGTGGGCGGCAGGAAATACGAGCGGAGCCGGGCCGCCGTCGGATGGTCGATGTCCACGTCAACCAGCCCGCCGGAGGGCTCGCCGAGGCTGATGCCGGCGTTGGCGGCCCCGCCGGAGGCGTACTCCTCGAACTTGGCGCGCACCTCGCGAGCGCCGTCGGGGCCGGGCGGGGCGGGCCAGTGCAGTTTCTGCCAGAGGCTGACAGCCGGCCGCTTAGCGTTGGTGAGGACGGGTAGGGGCGTGTACCCCCTCTCGTAGGCGGCTACGGCGGCGTCTACGACGGGGCTGGACGGGACGGGCACGGGTAATCTCCTATGTTGCTTCTTCTCGGTTCACAACGGGGCTAATAGTGCGCCCGCCCCACTCCTTCCGAGGGGGGCGGGCGCCCGAGTGGAGGTTCTCAGTCGGCGAGCGACCCCGCCAGGACATCAACCTCGTATCCCTCCGCCAGCAGCGGGTACGTTGCCGCCCACTGCAGCAGGTTGCCTCGGGCGATCCTCCGGCCGACGGGGCCGGTGAGGGCGGCGGCGATCTCATCCACGGGGGCGCCGGCCAGGGCGTTCATCACCGCGCTGCCGCCGATGCGCAGTTTCTCCGCGGCCCACTGGCCGCGGTGGGTGCGGATGCGGATGATCTGGTCCTTCAGGTTGTCCAAGGGCGGGTCCCACGACGAATCGCCCCGGTCGTTGAAGATCCACTGCGCCGCAATCGTCCATGGCCCGTAGACGAACCAGCCAGCCCCGTCGGGCCGCAGGTGGGCGGCCAGGTCCTCGTCCCGGCGGACGAAATCCGACTTGAGGAGCATGCGGGCGATGACGCTGCGGATGTCGTTCACGCTGACGCCCTCGGTCGCGTCCCACTCGTGTTCGCGCGGTCCTTCAGCGGCCCATCCGCGGACGAAGGTGAGCCTGTGAACACCGTTCTTGTCCTTCCACAGGTAGAAGCCCGACTGCGTCCACGGGTCGGTCGGCTCGTGCAGGTGCAGGTTCTTGTAGCCGAGGGCGAGGGAGCCGAACTCCCACCACTTGCCCTTGGTGACGGCGGTCACGGTGAATTTGGCGCCGTCGTAGCGCTTGGCGCCGTTGTTGTCGTTGAGGGTCACTCGCTTCTCCCGTTCTTCCCCCGCCCGGGCCGGGCGGGCATCCCACCCAGGGCCTCGATCACGGTGTCGGGCACTGTCTCACCGGGGCCGAGCAGCATGGGCCCGAAGCCGTCGAGACTCACCCGGGCCACACCGTTCTCCGGGACGGGGACGACGGTCAGCGCACCGGCCGGGGCGGTCAGCGTGCCGGCCGCCCCGGGCCCCTCCCAGTCGAGGGTGGACAGGGCGACCCGCCGCCAGGCGTCGCCGAGCAGACGGTTCACCACCAGGTCCGCCAGGACCGCCAGCCCGTGGTCGAAGGCATCATGGAAACCAACGGGGTCCCGGAAGTCCATGAATACGACGGGGCGGGCCCTCACACCGGTGGCCGCCAGCCCGCTGAGAGCCACAGTCCCCGCGGCGACGTCCACCCAGTACACTCCGTCGAGCACGTTGGGCAGGAACGGCAGCACACGCAGGCGCATGACCATTTCCGTGACGCGGCGGGCGGCGGCGGACCCGTACAGGACCTTCCCGTTGCGGGTGATGCCCGCGACGCCCTCGCCGGTGATGTCGGGGCGCCCCCACGTCTCGTCGCCGTCCTGCTCCATGTAGTATTCGCCGTCCTTCTCGTACATGGCGGCGCGGATGGCTGCCGGCAGGGCAGCGGCCCAGGGAGCATCCAACCCGTTCACAGCAGGACCTCCTCGCAGTGGGCGCGAACCCCGGCAGGCAGTTCTTCCAGCACGTCGTAGAAGTTCGGGTGGTAGGCGAGGTCTTCGACGGTCTGCCAGTACTCCTGGTCGGCTTCGCTGGTGCACGGGTGCCCGAAGGGGTGTGCGGGCAGCCCGTCGAGTTGCATTTCGATGGCCTTATCGGCGAGGGAGTCCACGTCCGGGGAGTCGTCGAGTTCCAGGTCGGGGGAGAGCCCGTGCGAGTTGCCCATCAGAGTTCTCCCGCCTTCATCATCTGGTGGCGGATCCGCTCGATCGACGGGGCGCCGGCCTCGGCGAGTGCGACGTTGACGGCGTGCAGGAGGCTGTTGGGCGTGACGGTGGCGTACTCCCAGTCGCAGATGTCCTCCGTGCCGATGGCGGTGCGGATGCCCAGGGGCTGGTCCTTGACGAGCCACTGCGAGCCGATCCGGTAGACGGGGCCGGACACCTCGGCGCCATCCGGGCCTCGGCCCTCCTTCACGTAGATGGCGAAGGCGTCGTCGGGCGGGGGCGCGGCGCCGTCGTGGACGGTGAAGACGCCCCACGGGCTGGCGTGGATGATGGTGGTGTCGCCGTCCCAGTAGGAGGCGGCGATGATCTTGACCTGACCCTCCTGGCCGGGTTCGGTGACGCGGATCACGACGTGGAGGGTGTGCTTCCAGTCGATGATATCGCCGGTGGCCAGGTCGGCGGCGGTTTTAGTGATGTTGCCGGTCACTTGTCTTCTCCTTCGGTGCTGGTGCTGGTGCTGGTGCTGGTTCGGCCGTGCAGCCAGGCGGCCGCGTCGTCGACGAACCCCTTCCAGGAGTCGTCGCCTGGGTGGCGGGGGATGAGCCGTGCGGCGTGCACCCGGTCGCCGTCCTCCTCGACGAGGAGGACGCGGGCGATGTCCCCGCCATCGCGGATAGTCCTGCGCATGACGTCGCAGACGATGCTGCGGTGGTGGATGCGGCTGATAATCCCGCTACAGTCGCCGGTCCACTCGACGTGATGGCGGCCGACGCAGGTCTTCAGGCGTTGGAGGATGCTGAGGCGCACGGCCTCCGCGGCCCACCAGTAGCCCTCTTCGAGGGCTTCATTGATGCCGTCGGAGCCCTCCAGGATGAGGGTGCGGGTGCGGGGGCCGTATCCGACGGCGCCGTCGAGGCGGTCGCCTCCTGTGGCTTCGGCGATGGCGTCGAGGATCTCGCCTTGGATGTCTCGGGCCAGGTCGACGGTGGCGCTCACCCCGTATCCGGCCCCCCTGCGCTTGCGGCTGATCCAGGTCAGGCAGTCGTGGTCTTTCCGTTCAAGGCGGATGCTGACGATGCGGGGGTCGATGGCCCGGTCGGGGATCGGGATCGTCAGATACGCTTCCTTGCTCCCGGTGTCCACCAGGCTGATGGCGCCTTTGGTGGTGGGCGGGTCCCCGTAGTCGCGGCAGTCGACCTTGAATCCGGCCGGCATGTGGTCGTTGAGGTCCTGGATGGTCTGCTTCCAGTAGGTCACTTGGTGTCCTCCGTGTCCGTGTTCGTGTTCGTGTCATCGGCTCCCGCGGCCCTCAGATCAGCCCGGGAGGCCGCCACGGGTCCGAACAGGTCGGCCAGCCACTCCCGCAGCCGGTCGGGGCCCGCCCAGGCGGGCATCGTCCCGGCCACGTCCGGGGGCAGGGCGACGGTGGTGTCCCAGACGTGCGCGGGCGCGTCGTCACTGCGCACGGCGGCCTGCCAGACGTCGCCGCGGCCGGGCTTAATGGTCAGAGTGCATCCGCTGCTGGCGATGATCTCGGCGGCGGTGACGGGCAGTGGGGCGGGGCGGTTGGCGTCGCGCTGCCACTGGGGGCGCTCGTCCCCGGTCGCCTCCTCGACGGCGCGGGCCGTGGCGTCGGCCAGGGCGGCGGCGTGCATGGCACGGGTTGTGGCGGCGTCGAGCCTCGCGGCCGTCGCCGTGCGGATCCCGCTGCCGGGGGCGGCGTCGGCCAGGCGGGCCAGGGTGGGGGCGTCTTCGGCGGGCAGTGGGGCGTGGACTCGCCACTCCCAGCGGGCGTCGTGCGGGTTGTAGACGCGGGTGAGGGTGCCGCCGGCGGGCAGTGCGATGGCGACGCGGTCTCCGAAGACGGGGTTCGCCGGATCCGGGGCGGCGAGGATGGGGCCGCCGGCCTCCTGCCAGTGGCTGTCGGTGATGCGGGCGGTGCGGGCGCGCATGGCGTGCTCGTCGATGAGTGCGCGGCTGATGACGCGCAGTTCGGCCATGGCGCGCCGCCAGTGGTCGACTGCTCTTTCGGGGTCGATGTCCTCGGCTGCGAGTCGGCTTCCGTTGGGCAGGATCGTGATGAGTGTGACGGTCGTTTTGGGGTTCGTGCCGAAGTTGATGCGCATGTTGGTGTCCCGGTCGAGGTGGGGTTCGGCGGCCGGGGGCGGGGGGACTTCGGCGAAGCGGCCGCGACTGTCGCGCCCGATGCAGGCGCCGGCTGCGTCTAGGAGGTCGGCGGTTCTGTCGACGATGCTGTACATGGTTGCTCTGCTCCTGTTCTTGTCTGCGCCCGCCCGGCCGCCGAAGTCGCGGCCGGGCGGGCGGCGGGTTCAGATGGCTTCGATGGCGAGGGCGGTTGCGGTTGCGAGGGCGGCCACTTCTGGGTGGGCGGAGGAGTAGCCGCAGGCGACGCCGAGGGCGGCGTCGTCGAGGAATTCGGCTTCGAGGGCGGGTTGCGGGCCGTTGGCGATGAGGTCGGCGGCGGCGGCGCAGGCGGTGCGCCAGGCGGCGGGGTCGGGTGCGGCCTCGGCGTCGGCGGCGATGCTGCGGAGGGTGCGGCTGATTTCCGGTTCGGGGCCGGGGGAGGGGAAGGCGACTCGGTTGAGGGCTTCTCGGAGGTCGGCGGCGCGGGCGGCGGGGTCGACGGGGGCGGGTGCGGTCATGGTCTGCTCCTTCGTGGTTCCGTATGAACCATGTCTGTATGCCAAGTGTATCACGTGGCTGTGGGGGCCGCACCCAACCCCAAGTGATATGACACACACAAAACGGCGCTCCATACACCCCCCGACCACACGCACACGGCCGCCCGACCCCCGAAACCGAGAACCGGACGGCCGCACACGAGCGCACAACCGAACCCCGTCAATCCCCATGCCGCCCATACGGGCCCCGCGGACGCACCACATCCACCGCCGGCACCGCCTCACCCACGCGCAACCTGCCACGCGCATACGCCGACACCAGCGCGCGCACCACATAGTTCATCGTGTGATTGTTCCGCAGCGCCCGACGACGCGCCCGCTCCCACACCGAATCCTCGACCCGGAACGAATGCGGCTTCGCCACCTCACCGCCCGTCGGCCGATTGGTCCGATACCGCACGGTCCGACGAACACCCGCGCCCTCGACCGGCGGCTCCCCGCCATCCGGCTCCGCCGGCGTGACCGCACTGCTCACCGCGGCCACCGCGTCCGGCGCCGCACGCCCCTCCTCAACATCCGGCCCGCAGGCCCCCGCGGTGTCGCGCGCCCGCCACGGGGACTCCGCCGAACCGTCATCGACGAATCCGACCATGCGCCGCTCCTCCCACTAAACGAATCCGACTCCACTAACGCTCCCGATCCAGGTCCGGCCGGCCCTGATTCACTGGTCGCAGGGGTCGGGAACCCCATGGCCGGCTGCTCCGGCCGCCTCCTCGGCTGCGACCGGCCCCGTTCCGGATCTCCCGGCCGAGCACGGATTCGAACCGCCAAGCATCCGGGCATATCCCCAGTGACCCCAACAATACGGGATACCGTACGGTACGTCAAGCCCAAACACGCACGTAGTACGTGAGTTGACTCACACCAATCCCGTCCGGGCGGGGCCACCGCCGCACGGAACCATCCTCTTCGCCCTTCCAGCCCCCGGCCGGAGCCCCAGCGGAGGCCGCGGGGCTGGAAAGGCGAACAGGATGGGGCCGCCAGGCGGCCGGCGACGGCGCAGCCGGAGCCGCCCGGCCCCGCCCGGACGGGGCGCTCAACCACGACACGCCCGAACGCAGGGGAAAGATCCGTTGCAATCCCAACGAAAACTCACTTTTCCCTTTTTATTCCCCTCTCTCTCTCCCCTATAGGGGAGAGAGAGGGGAATAAAAAGGGAAATATGTTCGTAACATAACGAGACGCGCGCGCGATACGCTCGACCGCACGCATTGTCAACACACGCGGACGAACAGTGACGAACACCACGACGACTGGGGGTGCGGGCTCCGAAACCGCCCCACCCGACCGCACTCCCCCGCCCCGCCCCGCAACACCCTCCCAGACGCGCCCCCAAGGCCCCTGCGCGCCCCTGGAACCCCGTCCGTGTGTGGAGGAGTGCCCCTCCCCCGAAAGTCCCTCCACGGGGCTTACAGCACGCCTGGAGGGCACCCGGGTCAACGCCCGCAGACGCGCGCGCCGGGCGAGCACGAACAGCGGGCGCCCCGGGTGAGATCCCCGGACGCCCGCTGCGCACCCTCCAACATTAGTAAGTATTCGGGAGGGTGAATAAGTATTTAAGATGGTTGAATAGGTATTCAGGATGTGTGAATAAGTATTTACCCGCCTGAATAGGTATTTAAGGCGTTGAATAGGCATTCAATACCGCGAATAGACATTCAACCAAAACACACCAACCCCACCCACCTCACTCGCACCACACATCACCCAACCCCCAACGCGACCCAACACGCGCACCAACCACAAACGGCACATCCACACCACAATCCAACGGACCCAACAACCCACCCACATCCTCCATCCGACGCCGACACTCACCCAGCACCCGCTCCCAACACCCCTCCTCAACCTCAACAACCACCTCATCATGCACAACAGCCACAACATGCGCACCCCCAACCGGCCCACAACCAGGCAACACACCCAAAAACGACGCCACCGCCAAACACGTCAAATCCGACCCGAACCCCTGCACCGGACTATTCAACGCACACCGCTCCGCACGACCCACCACACCCCCATCCGACGAAAACAACCCGGGCAACCACCGCACCCGCCCAACCGGACTCACCACAAACCCACACCCACGAGCCCCCCGCACCACACGCTCCTGCCACTCACGCATACCCGCCCACACACCAAAAAACCCATCACGCAACAACCGCGCCTCCCCCACCGACAACTCCACACCGAACGACGACAACGCAAACCCCCGAAAACCCTCCACACCCATCCCGTACAACAAACCAAAATTACCCGCCTTCGCCCGCCTGCGCTCCAACACCGTAACCTCACCCGGATCCTTACCAGCCACCCTCGCAGCCAACAAACAATGCAAATCATCCCCCCTCCGCAACGCCTCAATCATCGGCACACACCGACTCAAAAACGCCGCCACCCGCAACTCCAACTGCGAATAATCCAAACCCACAAGCACACACCCCCTCCTCGGCACAAACGCCCCCCGCAACCCCACCGGCACCTGCTGCATATTCGGCCCCGACGACGACAAACGCCCCGTCACCGCCCCACCCACACGATACGAAGCACGAACCGCACCATCCCCACACCGAGCAGCAGACCACGACCGCAAAAAACGCCAACCGACGCACCGCCGCCCGATGCTCCAACACCAACCCGGCCACCACCGACCCCTCACGAGCCTGCCTCGACAACACACCCTTCGACCACCTCGGCACACCACCAGCCGTCACCTCATCCACACACACCTCACCAGCAGCCACCGCCCGCCCCATCAACCGCCTGAACCACCCCGACGACGACGCCGAAGACACACCACCCTCCACAGACGCCAACGGAGCCGCACCAACCCGCTCCAACAACCGGCCAGCAGCCTCATCACGCGCACCCCGCTCAACCTCAACACGATCCTCCACCCACTCGACATCCAACATGAACCCCCGCAACTCCACCTTCGCCACAGCGGCCACAGTCGGCATCACCACCCGCTCAGCAACCCCGCCGAGCCGAGCCGCCCGCTCCTCATCACCACCAACCGGCGCAACCGCCCGCACGCCACCGGCCGGGCCGGGAACGAACATCCGACGCCTCTGCCGGCACTCCTCCACCCACGCCCCGAACGCCCGCGCCGCCGCCTCCTCACCGACCTCAGCGAAACCCGCCGCAACCGGCGGCGGCGCAGACACGGACACCCACCCGCCGTCACCATCGGCACCCGCACTCTCCAACCGGGCAGCAGCACCCGCATCCCACGACACGAACTCCGACAGATCCACGCCCGTACACCCCGCCACCAGCCGGCACGAGCGCTTCACATCCACGCCCGCCAACGGCCTGCGGTCATCGCGGACCGTCCGCGCCATCAGACCCAGCACCTGCCGCCACACGCCCTTGAGCGGCGACTCCGGGTGATCCAACGGCACCACCCACGTGGTCGGGCGGAACCCCCGCCCCTCCCAGTCGTACTTCTCGTTCTCATCCGGGACCGTCAACGCGGCGAGAACAAGCCTCCCCGCCCGCCCGGGAAGGCGAACGGCCCATCAGGATCGTCGGCCGTCTCCAGGTGCAAGACGACCTCGGAGGACATCTGGATCGCGGCGATCATCCACCGCAGGCTGTCCTTGTCGTGGGCCCAGGCGACCGGCCCGCAAGACGCACCACCACTACTACTGTCACACATGGCTGCTCCCCCCAAAAGTGTAATCCAAGTATAACACTTAACGGGATTCGACGTCAGCCCGGCAACACCTCACCGCCGCTCATCAAACCCACTCGTAGGAGCAGGCATCGACGACAACGACGGCAGATCAGCAACATCCACACCCGCCTTCACCGCCGCACGACGCGTCGCCCAAGCCTCCGCCTCCCACGCCATCGCCAGAAGCCTCCACCGCTGCGCATCATCCATAACCTCACGCCGCGTCATCCACGCCCGCCTGATCGCAGCAACCAGAGACAAAACCACGGGAGACGACAAGGATGCCACAACGACGGCAACAATGACGTCAACCCTGGACCCCATCCGGCCGCCCCTCATCGGTAGTAGTTTCCAGGCCGATTGTACGCTCCACCACCACACGCGCCTGCGCCCGACTCAACGCCGTATCAGGCTGCCGCCCAGGCTCCCAATCACGCCCCCAAATACGCAACATCCGCTGACACAGAAGCAGCATCACCGCAGCCGACAAAATCAACGAAATCGGCCGCGCCCCCGGCGCAACCACCACATGCACCAACGCAGCCACAACATCCAAAGCCACACCAATCATCACCAACCCAGCAGCAGGCACCTCCACACCCCACCACCCACGCCAAGCAGCCGGCGCAGCAATCAGCGACCCCATCAGCATGACCACGGCGCCAGCCGCCACATCCGCAGGGGCCCCGGGCGCCGCAACCTGCACGACACCCAGGACCCCCAACAGCATGTACGTCGACGCCGCCATCAAAGACACCAACCTAGGAGGCGTAAGCGACCTCCACGCGATCCTCAACGGCGAACGCACAACAACTCACCCCTCACCATCACCCGGATCGTACACGTGAGCCAGCGCCAGCGCATTCGCCAGCGCACCCGCCAGCTGAGCAGCCACAGCCGCCCACTGCTGAGCATCCTCAGCAGTCCACGCCCCGAACGCCGCACCCACACCCAGCGCCGCCAGCACCACGGCGTAGATCGCCTTACGCTGCCCAGCCGTGATGGTAATGATCTTGGTCGCCATGTCTCCTCCTATAACAACGAAGCAACCTGCAACTCACATGATACCGCCCCTCCGCCGGCTACCACAGACGACCCGAACCGGCCGTGGAGACGTTCAGCGCCCGCTGTAGGGCCATCACCGTGGCCGGACCGTCCACGCCGTCGATCCAGTCGCCCCAGTCCCAACCGTCGGGCACGTACTCGGGGTGCCAGCACCACACCAGGTACTGGAACACCCGCCACGTGTTCTCCCCGTCGACGCCGTCGACGACGAGCGGGGAGGACCCGTTGAGGTTGTCCTGGTCGCCCGTCGACACAACCGTGTTCAGGAACCGCTGGAACGCCTCGACGCAGGTACTGCCGTCATCGTCGAGGACGCCGTCGATCGGCGTGCCCATGACCTGCTGGAACCGCGCCACGGTACGAGGCCCCCACTGCCCGTCGACATCGAGGAGGTCCTGCCCGTCGGGGGCCGTAGGGCGGGGCCGAGCAGATGGCGCGGGGGCGCGGCGCGGGGCGGACGGAGCGGAGGAGGAGTCGATGGCGTACGCCCTGAAGTCGTCCTCGGAGCCGTAGAAGACGTCGAGGTCGAGGTCGTCGTCGTAGCCGGGCACACGGCCGTGGCCCGTGTACTGGTGCATCTGGGCGCTCCAGGTGCCATCCGACCACGGATTGCGGTCCCACCCGGTGGGCTCGTCGTCGGCGTACTGGGCGGCCCACGTGCCGCACCCGTACTGGACGGCGAGGTCCCACGGGTAGGAGCCGGAGGAGGCGTAGAGCATGACGGGCTTGCCGGTGGCCCGCTGCACGCGGTCGATGATGATGCCCAGGTAGGCGAGGTTGCCCCAGGCGATGTTGTCGTCGGCCTCCCAGTCGATGCACCACATGACCCGGTTGAAGTGGCCGGTGGCCCTCACGGCGTCGAGGAACCTGTCGGCCTCGGCCTCGGCGTCAGAGGCGGTGGCGCTGTCGCCGCCGCCGACGTAGTGGTAGACGCCGACGGGCCGCCCCTGCGATACGGCCTCGTCCAACTGCGCCTGGTGGTACTGGTTGGTGAACGCGAACCGCCCCGTGTCCTGGGTCACCATGACGATGACGAAGTCCGGGTCGACGGCCGCCGTGCTCATCCCCGCCTGGTAGTTGGAGATATCGACACCCAGCAGCGGCCCGGGCTTGCCGCTGGAGGGAGCGGGGTTGGGCGCGGCTGGTGCCGGCGGTGCGGAAGGTGCGGGGGCCGAGGACGAGGCGGCGTAGCGGTGGCAGGACGTCCACGCACCGCGCTGCGTGTAGATGTGCGAGGTGTATGGGGTGAGCCTGGTCTCCGAACCGGTCTGATCGCCGACGGCCCCACCGGTGATCTCCCCGCGCTCGTCGATCCACGCCTCCGCCAGGACCGGATCAGAGGGGTTGTCGTCCACGACCATGGCCACATGCCCGACACCCCCCTCGGCCTTCGAGGACAGAACCACGTCCCCCTTCCGGAACCCGCCGTCGGGCGTCATGGCCGAGTCGTCCCAGTGGACCTCCCGCCACCCCCGCGCCTCCAGTTCGGCCCTCATCGACCCCGTCCACGTGGAAGCCGGAAGCAGACGCGGGTCACCGTCCCCCGCGTCCGCGGGCACGACACCCGCCGCCCGCAGACCCAGGTTGCACGCGGCCGCCACCATCGCGGAGCAGTCCGAGTCGACAGCCCCGGTCAGATGAGGCGTACTGACATAAGACAGGTCCCGAATCTCCTCCCGGGTCCCCTGATCGTAGCCGACACCCCCCGCCTCGTCCGTGGCGCACCAGTACGCCATCCTCGCCGCGGCCTCATCCGCAACACCCATCAGTCCTCACCCTCCCTCGCGGCCTCCAGCCGCTTCTCCAGCTGGCTGATACGGGCCTCCGCGAAGACCACCCGCTGCACCAGCACAGCGACCTCCTTCGCGTAGCCCTCCACTACCGTCTGCGCATCCAGACCCTCACGGTCCGCATCAGAATCCATACCGCACATACTAGCCCGCCAGATCACCCGGGTCTCCGCCACCGGCCCCGGCCAAGACGCCACCACCCGCAGGCTCCACCTCAGAAACCCCAGGCGCCTCAGGAGCACCGGGCCCCCACGGCGACTCCCGAGCATAATCCCGCATCACCGGCTCACCGCCCTCACCCACAGCAACATCAATCATACGAGCACCCTTCACCAACACCGGCACCACCGCACCCGGCTCCCCCACCACATCCACATACCACGCACCCGCACCCACACCATACCCGCCACGAACCAGAACCGCCGAAGCACCCCCACCAGCAAACACAACCCACGGCGCCTTCACCGACGCAATCTTCGGCACATAATCAGGCAACACCCACCGAGCACAACCATCCTCACCCAGAACCACACTCTCCCAATACTCAATACCATCATACGGCGACTCCGTACACTTGTGATTCAACCACAACCCATGCCCCACCGTCTCACCCGGCACCCGCATAGTAAACGCCTTATTGCCCGTCATATGAACCCCATCCGAACCAATCCACACCTGATTCGACGAGTTATACTCCATCGTCACCGCCGACGGCGACGCCCACAAACCACCCACACTCCACGACGTCGGCCTGAGTCGATACTGCGTAGCCGCCACCCATAACGATCCCGACGCAGCACCACGCTTACCATATGCCAACTCAGCACCCGTACTGTACCAGTACGCCCCCGACCCGTTGAAGAACACACCATTCGCATTTAACGAGAACGAACTCCCCGCCGTCGTATACATCGAAATCGCAGTCGTCCCCACCGTAAGATGCGGCGACACCGTCCCATCCGACTTCTTCAAAGGCCCCTGCATAGTCAACGACGGACTCCCATCCGACGCCTTCATGATCGTAATAACACCATCCCACCAATCATCCTGCACCGAATTGAACGCCAACCCCACACCATACCGGGCGCCCGACGGAGCCACATCCGTACCACTATCCCGCGACACAATGTCATTGAAATAACACTCCGACCACGAATCCTTACGCCCGATCCGCCCGAAAATCTGAATATTCCCCGACGCCGCATCAATATCCAACGACTTCCACCCAGTGGAATCAAACACCTGCATGCCACTATCAGTGATCTTCAAACCACGATTCGCCGCCACAGACGTCTGAACAACCGCCCCCGTAATCACCTGACCATTCAACGCCCCAACCTGAATCGTATCCGCCGTAACCGAATTCGCACCCAACATGCCCGCACGAATCTTCTCAAACTCACCCTCCTCCGCAGACACAATCCGCGACCACACGTGCTTCGCCGTCAAATCCACGAACGAAGCATTCCCCGTAACCACCAACTGATCCGTCGTCAACTTCAAAAACTGCCCCACATCAGAAGCAATCTTCCGAGCCGCCAACTCATTAATCGCCGCAGACCCCGCAGTCAACCGACCAACATCCAAATTCGAAATCTGCTGCCCCGAAACCCGCGACCTCACCCACGCAGAACCATCCCACACCCACTCGGCAACAATATTCAACGAACCAGGATCCTGCACACGACACGTATCCCCCACAGCCGAACCCGCGAAATCCGGCGGATCCGTCTCATTACCCCGCTGATAAAACACCTGCCCGAACGCCGTACGCGACCGCTGCACAGCCGTCTCAATAGCCGACTGCGCCAACGCCGCCGCCGCACTATGAAACTCACTCTCCACAACCTCCCACACCCACCCCCTATGGGAATGGACCACCGTACTATCGCCCGCAGAACGATCATACGCGGGAAACGCCCCAGCCCCCGGGAACGTCGCCGAACCCGGCCACTGAATATACTCGTCGTGAATCTCAGCCATAACCGCCGCTCACTTCGCCCTGATAATGTAATTCGCCACCACGCCCGGCGGCAGAACATCAAACGCCTTGCCCCCACCAGTGTAACCGGTAATAAGCCGGTCATTCACAGCAGACGTATCCATGTTGACAATACGCCAACCGGTCCCCGAATTCTGCGGGGACCCGTACCCCGACCAGTACTTCGTCGGATCATCATTCTTAGTGATCTCGTGACGGTGCGAAGGCAACTCATCAACAGTCAACTTATGCTGCTGAGAACCAACGCTCGCACCCATCGTCTGCGCAAACGACCCAGAATCCCCCACACCATAAACCACGCGCCCCCGCAGATCCGGAACATTGAACGTCGTAGACCCATCACCCGCACCCGACCGAACACCAATAACCGCAAACAACTCCTTATACGTAGTCCGCGACACCGCCTGCCCCTTGCACAACAGCCAACCATCCGGCTCCTGCAAACCCCAAAACGGGATCGCCGCCCCCACCGGCACCACAAACCCCAGCATCGACGCCACGAGCCGATTCAACGACTGCGTGAAATCATTCAACGACGTCAACCGGGCGTCCACAGAAAGCGCCGTACCATTCGCATCCGCCGCAGCATTCGCCGCAGCATCCGCCTTCGCCGACGCCGACGTCAACCCATCCTCAAGACGAGTCAACTTCTCCGCCGTAATCGGCGTACCACCCTCAAACCCGTTCTTCCAAACATTCGGCGTATAAGCCACCGTCAATCCCCTTTCTTACGCAACACGAACAACCGGGCATCAGGTGACACCCACTGAGTCTTACCAACAACACCCGCATCCGGCGGATACGGCCCCGTATCAACCAACGCCACCGCCACCTGCGTCATAGCCTCCGTCAAATGCGCCATCTCCTTCAACGTCTGCTCCCGAGCCGCCTTCTGCAAAGCATCCCCAGCAGCAATCTTCTCCTCCACCGCCTTAGCAATCGCATCCGTATCAATATTCTGCTCCAACACGATCCGAGCACGACCACCCCACCCCGACCGGTTCCCCACACGATCAACCGTCCGCAACGCCACCTCCCACTCACGAACCTCCAACCCCGCCAGATTCGTACGCTGCATCGGCCTGGGCATCTCCGTGAACCTACCCGGCGCCGCCCCCGGCACCGCCACAGAAACCTCCACATGATCATAATCCGCAGGCATACCCTGCCCACCCGCACCCAAACCATCCCAATACACGCCCAACACGCCAAGCGTCTGCGACAACACCGGCACAGACGGCACCGGCGGCGGCTCCACATCCACCGCCGTCACATGCGAAACCTCAGCCGACCACGCCCCACCACCATCCGCAGACAACGCACGCACCATGAACGCATACTCAACACCCGCACCCAACCCGCCAATCTGAACCGACTCACCAGACGCCACCGGATACAACGGCCCCCGCACCGACGGCAACTGCCGATACGACACCTCATACCCAACCACATCGACCGCCACACCATCCTTATCCGTCGTCACCGCACCCCACGCCAACGACACGCTCGCCCGCACCGACCCATCATCACGCACCACCGCAACCGAACTCACCACCAACCCCTCCGGAGCACGCGGCACATGCTTCGCCGACGGCGGATCCGGCTTCACCAAACCACCAGCCGACGACGCCGCACCCGTAATCCCCCGCTGCTGCTTCACCACACGACTCAAAATGTCATCCAACGCCGTACCAAACGTCGTATGACCGGAAACCCTACCGGTCTCCGTCTGCGACACCGACGTCTGAGCAACACGCATCCGCTCCAACCGGCCCGGACCACGCTCCACCATCACCCAATCACCCGGCTGATAATCCCGAAACGGCTGCCACGGCACACCCGCAGCCTCCCACTCCCGCTTCACCTCCTCAGCCGCATTCGCCCCAGACGCCAACGTCGCCTTCGCAACCGCCCGGGCAGTATCCTCCAACTCGACGCCACCCGCATCCACCACCTTCTCCGTACGAGGCAACCCAGCCGGAGCCTCCGGATTCTCAAAAACCCACGTCTTCCCCTCATCACCCTTCACCAACACATGCGTGCACAACTGCCCCCAATCCTTAGACTCCGGGGCCGACAAATTACCCGCCAACCGCCACACCAGACCCGTATTCTCCCGGGCCAACGCACCATCCGCGTTATACACCTGCAACGACCGGCCACGCCACCGGTAATCAACCATCCCCATCCCCGACAATGCCTTCAACACCTGAAGCACCGTCGCCGACGGATCAAACGCCAACGTAGTAATCGTCGCCCACCGCTGCCCCGCAGAATCCAACGCCGCACTGAAATCCGCACCCAACGACGCACCCCACCCGCGCCTGACAGCAGCATCCCACAAAGTCCTCAGAATCGCCCCCGCATTCTTCGAATTGAACTTGTACTTCCCATCCGACGCCTTCGCCTCCTCCGGCACCTCCCACACCAGCGCCTGCTCCAACCGGTTACCCACATGAATCAACTCGACCCGGCGCGAATCCGTACCATCACCCAACGAATTCCACTCCGACGACTGCGTCATGAACCGCCCGTTATACGGCTCCACCCACGTCTCACCGTCGTACGAGAGTTCCACCGCCACCTCAAGCGCCCCATCCAACAGGCCGCCCCGAACACCCAGATCACCCGACGGATACGACAACGTCAACGTCGGCGTATCCTGACGCGGCACCGTCCACGTCCCATTCAACAGATCCGGCAGCACACCAATACGGCCACCATCAACCTCGTACGCCACGTACCGCATCGCCAGACCCCTGGCATACGCGTTCGGCAGAACCGGCATCAGTAAGCCCTCCTCGCCTTAACGTACCCGCTACCACCAGACACCTGCAACGAAACCACCCCGCCAGTATCCGGCGTCAACCTGAACCCACCAGCCGACATGCTGATCTGCGCACTCACATCCACCGCACCCTCCAACACCACCCAACCCGTCGACTTCTGCCGGACAGCACTATAACGCTCCACATCCACCAGCACCCGCTCATCCGACGCCAAAGCACCCGCCCCACGCCACGTCAGACTCGACCCACTGACCACATCCCGCACCACCATCTCCACCCCCGACGGCGCCAGCAACAGCACCGCATCCTGAATCGGCGCACCCCCGCCCGCCAACTGCCCCAGATTCGCCAACGGCAGCGTCACCGGCTGCGGATCCCGCCACACACCCCCCGGAACCTCGAACGTCACCGTCAACGCCGCCGTCATCGAACCCGGATCGAACTCAGGCTCCACAGCCCCCCGCAGCCGAACCTCCGCAACCCGCGCCGAACCCCCCGCAGGCGTGAACCCGAGCACCGGCAACCGCCCCACCACGAACAACATGCCCATCAGAGCGCGCACATTCGCATCCAGATCCGCCAACGTGCCCTTGCACCGGCTGATACCCCCATCCGACCAGGAGAACACGCGGAACCGCAGCACAACCGACCCCACCCCGGCCACCGCCGCCGGAATCGGCAGCACACCGTACCGGTACGGCAGATCCACGTTCGTCAACCTGGGCTCCCCCCACGACGGCAACTGCGTCCCAGACTCCAACACCCACCGCCCCGCAGGGTCATCCAACGCCACGCCATCAATCTCGTACATGCTCACAACCAATATTCTCTCACCCCCGCCGCCAACCGGCGGTCAGACGATCGCCGCCAACCGGATCGCCTGCGCCACCTCATCCCGCGTCTTACTGTCAGGCTTGGCCTGCGGGTAGTTGTTCGTGATGTTCACCGTCGGCCCGCCACCCGAGCCACGCCCGACCAGGGACTGCGACACCTCCGCCGCCGGCGTCCCCCGCCCCGCACGAACATCCACATCCACGCCCCCCGCAGCCCGACGCAAATCGTCCAACCCGTTCACCCGCAACCCCGCGTCCACGGTAGGCGCCAGAGTCTTCGTGAACCCCTGAAGCGACCGGCGAACCGCCGGGTACGACGACTCCATCGCCTCCTGGAACCCGCCGATCACGAACCGGCCCGCCGGCACCAGGATCTTCTTATCCGTGTCCTCCGGCCCCTTCCACGACGGCAAATACTTCGTCAGAGACGACAACTTGTTCTTCACCGACGAGAACATCGACGTGATCCCGTTCAGGAACCCTTGGATGATGTTCTTCCCTGCGTTCAGCAGCCACGAGCCCGCCGAGGAGAACACGCCGGTGATCCTCGACTTCAACCCGTTGATGAACCCCATCACACTGTTGATGCCCGCGGACACGCCGGACTTGATCCCCTCCCACGCCGAGGACACGATACCCTTCAGCCGATTCCACACCGACTCCCACACCGACCTGATCGCACCCGTAACCGACGCGATCACACCGGACACGAAGTTGACGCCGGCGGACACCACCGACTTGACGGCCTCCCACACCGCCGTAACAACCGAGGAGACACCATTCCACACCGTATCCCACACAGACCTCACGAAGTTGATCTGCGCCTGGATGACCGCCACCACGAAGCCGATGGCCGCACTGACAGCAGTCTTGATCCCCTCCCACACCGCCGTAAGAGCCGCCAGAACACCATCCCAGATGGCAGTCCACCAGTCGACCAGCGCCTGCACCCCCGCCATGACGAACGACGACACCGTCTCCCACACCGTCGACACCACAGACCAGATGCCATCCCACACCGCCGTGACAACCTCGACGACCACGTTCCACACGCCGGCCCACCAGGAGACGTAAGCCTCCACCGCCCCCACGACGAAACCGGAAATCGCCTCCCACACCGTGGTCACAACCGTGAGCAGCCCATTCCACAGGCCGCTGAAGAACGCGCCGACAGCGGACAGGCCACTCACGATCCCATCCCACACCGCCTGCAAACCAGGCCACAGCGTGTTCGTGAACCAGTCCGCAACCGCGGAAACAGCCGTCTTAATCGCATTCCACACGCCCGTAACAACATTACGGAACGTCTCACTCTTATTCCAGGCGATAACAATAATCGCAACCAGGGCCGTGATCGCAAGAATCGCCAAACCCACCGGGTTCGCGTTCATCACCGCGTTGAACGCGGCCTGCACCGCAGTCCACGCCTTCGTAACCATCTGAATCGTCTTCGAAACAGCCTGATACGTCTTCCACGCGGTCACCCCGGCCAGCACCGTGACCGTCAAACCCTTCATAGCGGGCCTCAACCAGTCCAACGCCGCCTTCAAACCACCCATGATAGCGGACGCCACATCCAACAAAGGCGAAACAACCTTCGGCAGAACCCCCGTCGCCAAACCACCGATAACACCCGCCAACGTGGTAATCACCGGAATAGCGCTCTTCAACACCGACCCCGCCAGATTAACGAACGCGCCCGCGAACTTCTCCACATGCGGCGCCACCTCAGCAACCGCACCCGCCACACGCCCAAACAAATCCCCGGCCTTAGACAACCCGCCCTGCAACGCAGGCAAACTACCCGACACCGCCGAAGCAATCGCACCACCCAACCGCTCCAACAACGGCCCAAGCCGCCCAAACACCTCCGTGATCACCGGGCCAGCAGTCTCACCCACCGCCCCCACAGCACCACCAAAAGCAGTAACCGCCGGCTTCAACGCCTCAAAAATACTCTTCAGCCCCGACAGCGCCCCACTCAAAGCACCACCAAGAGCCTCCCGCAACGCCGGACTAGCCGCCACCAGGCCAGCGAACGCGCCGATCACAATACCAACCGGCCCGCCCAACACGCGGAACGCCCCACCCAACCCGCCAAGAGCCCCATTCAACCCGGGAATCTTAGCGGCCAACGCGCCAATACCCCCAGAACCCAACGCCAGAAACACGCCCACCAACGGGGCCGCAGCAGCCCCCAACCCGCCCAAAGCGCCCTTCACCAGGTCGATCGGGTCCTTCGCATTATTCAACGAGTTCGTCAACCGGTCAATCCACGGCCCCAACTTACTGCTAAGCGTCGCCCCCAACTTCCCGGCGGCATCCTCAATCGGCCCCAACGCCTTCGTAACCGCATTCAGCAGCGGAGCCAGCCGGCCGAACAAACCCTCCTGAAAATTCGCCCCAACACGCCCCAAAGCCGCCATCATATTCTTCGCGGCACCAGGAACAGTATCCCCCATCGCCTTCGCAACATTACCGGACGCCGCCTCAGCAGCCGCCTGAAAATCCTCGAAAGTGAACTGCCCCTTCGAAACCGCTTCACGCACCTCAGTGACAGACATGCCCGCCGCCTCAGCAAGCTTCTGCCAAATCGGAATACCACGATCCGCCAACTGGTTCATGACATCCGTGTCAAGTTTCCCAGCCGACGCGGCCTTATTGAAGATCGCGCCCATCTCCTCCATCGAGATGCCCGCAGCCGCAGCAGTATTCGCCACGATCTTCAACGTGCGCTCAAGATTCTCACCCGGCGCAATACCCGACGCCACCGCCCCCGCAGCAACCGTAGCCGCCTCACCCAGGCCGAACGCCGTCCCCTTCACCGACGCCAAGGCGTTCTTCATGATCGCCTCAACAGCCTGCGTATCGTGGCCGAGACCCTTCAACTTGTTCTTCGCGACATCAATCGCGTTCAACCGGTTGAACCCGGACACGAGCGCAGTACCCATAGCCGCGGACGCCGCACCCACCACCGCCGTCGCCGGCCCCCGCAGCGTATCCGCCACAGTGTTCGCGAACGACATCGCCGCACTCTTGGCCCCACCCACAACCGCGGACGCCAACCTAGACGCGAGAGACCCGCGCGCCCCCGCCTCCATCCCACGCCCAAGAGCCTCCGACGCGGACCGGCCGACCGTCTCCGCCGCACTCGCCACCTTACCAGCGGCGTCACTGACCTCCCGGCCAGCCGCATCCGCGAACTTGGTGGCATCCGCGACGATGTTCACCGTCGCGTCACCGACCTCAACATTCAGAGCCACGAGACTCACCCCACATCGTTCTCGTCTCTGGGGAGTCCCGGCCCGAGGCCAGCAGACACGCACACACGAACGGGCGGGCGGCACCCGACCCCGTCTCAAAAGGCCATGATACCGCCCGCCCGCGCCTGATACAGGCCCACGAGTAGGATGAGTAGGCGCCCGCCCGTTAGCCTCCTACGGATGCCTGGAACGCCTTGAACGCCGCCGTCTCCGCCTCCACAGACCACGGGCCACCCGCAGGAACCTCCCCCGCAGGCGGCATCCACAACCGGGCCCGCAACTTCTCAACCGCCTGCTCAGACTCCGCGTTCCGAGTGATGAACCACCACATGAAATTACAGAACCGGTCCAGGCGAAGCACCTCCAAGTCCACGCCGTGCCCAAGCGCGTAACCGTCAATCAACGGCCACTCGGCTTGAGCGACTGATAAGAGCCGCTGAGTGACGTAGTAGGGTTTCCCGGCGTTCCCATCACCTGCTTGATGACCTCCGCAAGATCATCCACATCCAGGTCATCCTCAGGATCCGTCATACGCTTCATAACCTTCGCGCCGGTCTCCTTGCCGAACAGGACACGAGCCCAACGGCCCAGAGACGTCTGAAGAGCATCCGGGTCCTCCCCAGCCGCCTGAAGATCCTTCGCCAGCACCAGGGCGATCGCCGCCTTCGGCACCCGCACCTTGTACTCCACGCCCACCAGGTCCACGACAATCGTCCGCCTGGGCCGCCCCTTGATCACAACATCAGCCATGCCCCACAGCATACCCCAGGCGACCCGCAAGCGGCACCCGCCCCGCGGTCACACGAAGTCCCGAGGCCGCAACCGAAACGCCGCCCGCGACATGAAAAACGCCGCAGTCACCCCACGAACCCACTTAGCGAACACCCACTTGCTCGAACCCTTCGGCTGGAACCGCATGAACCTGCGCCGCTTCGGCCCATGCGCCCGCGTCCCCAAATCCTGGAACTTCGCGTAACCAACCCGCGGCCCCACAATGTACGCCGGCTTCAACCGGCCCCGACGCCGATCACGAGTCGCCGTAACCGAGTTGACCATCCTGCCAGTCCGAACCCTGCCCGCAGCACGAATCTCCTGCCTGACGAACCCGCCGAACCGCTGCGCACCGTTGTACGCCGCCCGACTGGCATACCCCGACGCGCACTCGACCGTCGCCTTACCATCCAACCGCACCCGCACATCCACACGCACCCTACCCACAACACACGCACCCCCCACTCTCCGTCAAGGCGTCACCGGCGGGCAAGCACACCCGGACACCCGCAAATCGAACTGCCACTCCCCCGACATGCAACCGCCATCCGGCCCCTGCGGAGCCCACGAAACATTCGAAGCGTTGGTCTCGCACATGAGCATCTGCCCAAGATCAGCGGCATCCTGCGTCAGCCGCAGAGCATCCTCAGTCAGGTCCTTATCACGGGGCGCCCTGCCCCGATCGTCAACGACGTCGGTGCAGCGGACGGTCCCGAGCCCAAGCGTAACCGCCCACCCCAACAGGGCGCAGGTCCCCATGGCCGCACTCGCCTGGGTGACCGGGGTGACCCCGACAACCCGGACGTACAGCACCCCGCCGCAGCAGTCATCCCACACCACCTCAGCCCCAGGAGCCACAATCACATGCCTCACCGGCGTACTCAAATACCGTTGAGCAACCGCCAAAACCTCCCGCGCAGCAGCACCGAACCGATCCTCCTGCGGCAGAATCCTGTGCTTCGCCCCCACAACACCACGACCAACCAAAACTACCCGCCCACCTTCACAACCCGACCCGGACGAACATCCGGACTATACACGCGCCCACCCCTATTCGGACGAGTCACCGAAGCCACCCACGAATCAATCAACCAAATACCCGTACGCCCCTCCTTCACATCCTCAAAATCATCAACAATCTCCATCGTCACACCCTGCCGGGTAACCGACTGCACACGCTGCGGCAACGCACAATCACGATCCGAACAAGCCGCCTTCGCCAACTCCAGGGCAAGCACACCCGCAGCAACCCGCCCACCCTCAGGCACAACCAAACCCCGCAAATACCGCACCTCAAACGTCGACGCCGGAGAACCACCCGCAGTCCTACCCGTCACCGGATCAGCCAGAAGATCCTGCGACCCCGGCCAACCCCCACCATCCAAACGAACCAGAAAACGCCGGTTATCAACCCTGTACGCGCCAGACGGAACCACCACACCATCCACCCTGACCACCGTAACCCCAGCCACCGGCCCCGGCAGAACAAGCGAACAAACCGGCCCCCGACACGAACAAACATCCGCCAAACACACACCGCAGATCACGTCATACCACCGGCCGCCCACAAGCACAGGCTCCCACACCCGCCGCCCGCCACGAAACGTCGACCCGCAACGCACCGGCCGCGACCACGGACGCACCGCCACCTCCACCGGACCGAACTTACGCCCCGTCCACTCCCACAACAGGGCAGCCGCCATCCGCTCATAACGAGCCTTAACCTCCGGATCCACGCCGGTGCCCTGCTCATTCAGATACTCCGACAAATCCGCACAGTGGGCGTACGAAACCGGCCACTCACCCGGCCCGTAGGCCAGCCCAACATCTGCCATGCCGCCGTACCTCCAACTGCGCGGACCTCACCGTGACGGGGCCCGACACAGAAAGGCCCCGCCCCAATCGTACCGCGTCGGCCAGTACGAGGGGCGGGGCCTATCCGGACCAGCGGATCAGGCCGCCGGGACCGCGATCGGCTGCTCCGAGGCGTCCGGCACCTTCAGAGCCGTGTCCATCATCAGCAGGTGATCCTTCGGATCCAGAGCCGTCGGCAGTTTCGCCGCCTGACCGGCCGACGTCTTGACCACGTCCCACGGACCCTTACCCCACCCGTTGCCGGACTTGGTCACAGCACCCTGCATCGGGAAGGACACGGCATTCTCGCCGTCGATCGAAATGTCACCGGGGACACCGGCGTTCACGTACGGCAGCAGCAGGTAACCGCTGGCCTCGTCAGCCCCCTCGGCGCACGCCTGGCCGGCCAGGCCAGTCCAGACCTCCAGCGCGAACTTCTTGTCGATCTTGCCCTCAGCATAGACGAACCCGGCGATGTCACCCGCCTCGTCCTTGTACTCCTTGGCGTTGGAGACCAGCGCGAGCAGCGAGGGGTTAACCCCACAGAACTCGATCTCCGCCGTGAAGTACTTGAACGTGTCGGCCTGCTTCTCCGAGATGCAGACCGACCCGTCGGCGCGCTTGACGGTGATCTCCGTACCGTCCTCGGTCTCCGTGGACAGGGAGACCGTCACGAAGCCCGACGTGACGATGGCCTTCCTGGTCTTGTCCACGCGGCCGCAGGCGTCCAGCGGGGTGACGCGGATGCGCTTCCCCAGTACCGGGGCATAGTAGTGCGTCTTGTCAGCCATTACTCAGTCTCCTCCGTGGTGTCGGTGTCGGTGTCGGTGGTGGTCTCAGCCGCCTCGGAGGAGTCGGCCGGCCCCCGCCTCGGCGGGCCCGGTGGGGGCCCCCTCCGGCGTGGCAGCCGTCGGAGCCGTGGCGGGAGTCTCATCGCGGTCGCCCCGCTCCGGGGCGGACGCCGGCGAGGCCACCCCCTCCTCGTCCGGGTCGACCCCGAACCCGAGGGGCGGCAGCACATTCAGCCCGTCGTCGAGAATCATCTCCGTCAGCCTCCAATCGTCACGGCCGGCAGGGCCGCGTACTTGATCCTCAGCGTCGTCCGCTTATCCATCCCGACCACGTACATCCTCTCAGCAACCTGGTACAGGTGATTCTGACGACGGTCCATCGTGTCACCGGGCCGGCCCGTCGACGTCAGCACCGGCCCCCGGTACAAGACCAGCGGACCGGACGCCACGATGTACGGCTGATCCCCGTACCCCGTACCAGCCACAACAGGACTCCCCAACTTCGTCACGAGCCGAGCACCCTGCGACTCCACAGCCCTCTCATTCATGAGCACCGCCGCAGCCCGCCGACTGACATGAATCGTCGGCCGCACACCCCACTTCGACGCAAGAGCGTCAATAACCGCCAGGGCGTCCACGAGGGACAGATCCGACGCCCCAGGGGCCGTTTGCTTGACCTCCATAGCGCCCCAGAACACGCCCGAACCGATCTTATCGGACCCTCCCCACACGGCGGTCTCGACAGCGATCTCCTCGCGGGCCAGCAGCCGGGCCTCGACCTGGGCCTGCAACTCCTCGACGGACGCGCCCACCGGCGTGCCAGCCGAAGACGTGTACACCGTGAACGGGTTGAACGACTCGGCGACGTCGTCGCGGCTGTCGAAGTGCTTCGGCAGACCATCGACCGTACCCGAGTCGTCCCACGGCTCAACCCTGCGGACCTCACCGATCGCCGTCGGATCCTTCCAACGGACCCCGTTCTCCCACCGCAGCGCCGAGTTCTCGATCGGCGCCACCACGGAGAACAGCCCGTACGCCAGCGGCAGCCCCGCTGGGGCCGGCACCAGCGCCTTCGGAGGCATGTCAGTCATGCGGCCATCCCCTCATCCTCATCGTCTGTCTCCTCCGCGCCCCGAGGGCCCGCCCACCGCCCGCTACCGGCGACGGACGGGCCCTCCTACGGTTGGGGCGGCTCTCAGGCGCCCTTGGAGCCGTCGGCCTTGACCGCCACACCACCAGCAGTGTGACCGGACGGGTCGACCGGCACCGTCACAACCCGGGCATCATGCCCGAACTTCGCAACCAGCCACCCCTCCTCCGTGAACAGGGCAGTGTAGTCGTTCTTGCCCAGCAGGGCCGAGTCGTACACGGTATCCAGCGTCAGGACGTCGCTGGTGCCCTTCACGAACGTCCCCGCCGCATACAGCAGGAACTTCACCTCACCACCCCACGACTTGAACCCGCTACCATCACCAGACAGCGCCTGCCAGTCATACACGTACTGGACGTTGATCCCACGATCACGGAACCACCCGTCAACCCTGGCATCACTCACATCCAGCATGTCCACGCCCAGACGCCTAGCCAGATCCGACCGCATCAGCCCACGCACCCAATACGGCACCACCAGTTCAAGCGTCACCCCCCTGCCCAGACGCCCCACATACCGGTAGTGCTCCGCCTGAAGATCCACCGCCGTCAGCACCGGCGCAACCGCACCCACCTGCCCAGAAGGCAGACTCACCGCAGTAGACGAAGCCGCCATCGCCCCAATGACCCGCTCACTCATCTTGTGCGCGTGCACATTCAGCGCGCCACGAATCGTCCGCGCCACCAGCTCCGGGAACCCGCGCTGCTGAAGCAGCCCCGCCTGAACGATCACACCCGCAGCGTTCAGCCGAACATCCTCGAACCCCTGGTTCGGGACCTTGTACACGGGCTTCGGCCCCTCCACCAGCGTCGGATCCGAATCCGACTTCGCAGCGTACTTACCATCCTTGTCATTCTGCTCCGTGTACGAGAAACCGGCCTTCGCATACAGGTCGGAGAACTTCGGCCCCTTCGTGAACTGGATACCACCCCGGGCCACGTTGACCTCCGGCAGCGACACCAGCCCGTCCGTGGACTCCATCTCCAGAACATCGTAAACGGTCTCCGACGGGGCGCTCCACCCGCCGGACGCCACCAGGGACCCGCCGGGCAGCCTGCTCTCGTCGATGGCCCTGCGGATCGCCGCGTCCGTGGCCTCCGGATCCGCCGTAGACACGGTCACATCCGGGGCGAACGACCGGCGGATCACAGCCAGACCGTGCTGCTCGCGCAGGTTACGGCCCCCGCGGGCGGCCGCCTCATAGGCGCCGGCGTTGAACCCCTGAAGCCGACGCTCCACGGCGCGGGCCAGGTCGGTGAAGTCCGCGCCCGCCCCGGGCGTGAACCCGGGGACGTCGGCGACGAACATGACCCGCTTCACCCCCCCGCCGGGTGCAGGGTTGGGACGACGGCGGCGGATGCCGGACAGGTGCACGGTCCGACGCCCAGCGGCCTGCCGGGGAGCGGGAGCGGGAGCGGGAGCGGGCTCCACGTCGGCGGCGGGAGCCTCCTCCTCCTCGGCCTCGGGCTCCTCACGGGCCCCCGTGGGCTCCGTGCTGATCGTAACCGTGTCGCCGATAGCAATATCCTCATCGGGGTCCGCCTCGGTCACGATCGCAGTGGCGAACTCACTGTCGACCTTGGCGGCCAGTGCGGACGCCTTCTCAGCCCGCTCGGCGGCCGCCGCCTGACGGGAAGCCGTCTCCGCGTTCAGAGCCTCGATGCCGTCGGCCAGGTCGGACAGGGTCGCCAGCGCCTCGTCGGTGACGTCCGCGCCGTCCCCGTAGACGGCGCGGAACGCCTCGACGGCGCGAGCGTGGAGGTCCGTGAGGGCGGCGTCGTCGAGGGCGGTCAGGTCCTCGGGGATCTCGACGTCGAAGGTCTCACCGCCGCCGTTGTCGTCGGCGGGGGCGTCGGTGGCGGCGAATGCGGTCAGGTGGCGGAGGCGGTTGATGCTCATGGTCACTCCCGTGCTTGCTACATGGTCCTCGGTTTAAAAACTTTACGAGGCCCTTCAGCCATCCCGCAACCGTGATCATACTACCAGCCCGCAACCGTGATCGCACCACCAGGGGCGCGACGCGCGCCCGCAACAAAAACACAAGGCGGGCCAAGAAACGAGGAGAGCGGGACTCCCCGGCCCACGGGACCCTAATTGTCCCGCAGCCGAGGGCGGTGGGGCCACCCCGCTCTCCTCACCCCATTGTGCCCTGTCCGCTGAACCCGCGTTCAACCGACACGCCTGATACTACCACCACCCGCCCGGACCCGCGCGTCCTCCGCCTCGGCCCGCGAGTCCAGGAACAGAGTGCGCCCCGACGCCGTGCGCACCATCCACTTACCCCCGCCGGGCCCCCCGGTCTGCGGGGCGGGCGGGTTCACACCCATCCCGTTCGGCCGGGTTCGCTTGCCGCAGTTGCATCCCACGATACGTTCCATCCTTCCTCGGTTCTTTCGCGTTTCGTCCCGTCCGGCCCGCCCGGATCGGACGAGCCCGTCATACTCTCCCGAGCACCGCTGCCAGGCGGCGGACCTTCGCCTCGGCGAGCGACCGGTCCACCCGGTCGGCCAGCCCCGATGCTCTCCGGGCCCGGGCGGCGTCGGCCCTCCGTTCCGACTGGGCCAACTTCTTCAGGTACGCCAGGTCACCGACCGTCAGAACCGGCCCACCAGCCCCCCCAGAAGCCCCCACGGCGGCCCCCGGCCCCCTACCCCCTGTGAGGGTAGGGGCAGGCCCCGTAGAAGCCGCTGCGGGCCCCCCAGACGCCCCCACGGGGGCGGGCTCGCCGCCCCGGCCGGCAAGCGCCCGCGACACCACGGCCACCGCACCATCCGGAACCACAACCCCCGACGCCACCAGAGCCACCAGATCATCCGCCTCCACACGACCCGCCGTCCGCGGCACCGGAAACCCGGGAACATTCACAGCCAGAGCACCCACCAACTCCAGACTCCCCCCGATCATCCGCCAGTCCCCGGACAGCGGGGCGGCCCGCAGGGCGCGGATCTGGTCGGGAGTCGTGCCGGGCCGCACCGCGCCCGCCACCCAGATCCCGAACCGGTCCTCCCCCGCAGCCACATCCGCCACCACCGTACCCGTATTGTCATAGTGCTCCGCAGCCGCCCGAGCCGACTCCCCCGGCCCAGCATGCCCCGTCCCCAACGTCAGATGACCAACAGCAACCTGCGCGCCCTCCGCCGTCAACACCGCACCAGTACGGAAATACGCGTAATTACTGGGCGAACGAGGCGGCTCCACACACTCCCCCGGCCGACCAACGTGACACGTCCCCCACACCGCCAGATGACCGAACACCCGCCCACACCGGGTCACATGCACCGCCGTCGGCCCACCCAGCCCCGGATCCTCGAACCACGCCCCCGGCGGCTCCACCGGAACCGCGGCCGCCGTCAAAGCCGCCAACGCCTCCGACGACAGCCTCCCATCCACACCAGACCCGCCCCCGTCCACGAGAGACGCCACCAGGCCGATACGCGCCTCCTCGAACGCCGGCACCGCCACGATCGTCGCCGCACGAATCCGCGCCGCCGTGATGACGTTCACCTCCGTCGTGGGAGACATCTCCCCCACCTTCACCATCTCCTCCCCGCCGATAACAACCGACGGGCCCCCCGGGGCGTCCGGGTCGGACTCCAACCCGTCCTCGGCGAGCAGATCCGCGGGCACGTGCACCTCGAACGTCACATCATCCAGGTCCACGGACACGCCGTCCTGCATCCGCTCCCCCACCAGGCGGGCGGCCTCCCGACCCGCCTCCGACTCCAGGTCGAACACGCCCTCCGCCCAGATCACGCCGTCGTCCAGGCGGGTCAGGGCGTCGATCCGCCCGCACACCTGCGCCCCGTCATGCCCGCCGACGTCCGACTGGACGACACGGAACGGCACCGGCAGAGTGTCCCAGTGCAGGGCGCCGGACACGATGACCCGCCCGTCACCGGTCAGCCTGCCCTCGACCGCGATAGGCCCCGCCCACCTCACCGGCCCGCCGCCAGTGCCGCCACCAGTGCCGTCCTGCTGCTCACCCAGTGTCATCGCGTCTCCTCACGCCTCGTCCGACCCGGCCGCGCGGTGTTCACCCTCGGCCGCTCTACCCCTCGCAGAATACCGCCCCTGGCCCCTGCCCGTCCCGGCGCGGCGGGCCGCCCACACCGACCACCCGGCCGGATCAGTGCCGTCGTCAGCACCGGTGAACAAGCCGTCGTAATCGTCATCCGGCAGATCCTCCAAACCGTCGGCCTCATCGAGCACCCGCCTGGGCGCGTACGAACCGCCGGGCTCCACGCCGGCCACCATCACGCACCGGCAGTTGATGACGTTCCCCGCCGACCCGTGCGGGTCACCCGGGTACTCCAGCATCTCGCCGTCGACGACGAACGGGGATCCGAGGGGCACCTCCTGCCCGTCTGCGGCGGCGTGCGCGGCCCTCACCCGGCTGTCGCCGACGGTCACCCATCGTTTGTAGGAGGCGCCGGTGCGGGCGAGTTCGGCGTCCATCCATCGGCCGAGGTTCGCGGTGGCCGTGGTGCGGGCGGCGGTGCGGATGCGGTTGGCGTAGGAGTTCGTGGTCTCGTTTCTGCGGCGGTGGGGGATCAGTCGTTTGCTGAGGGTTCGTTTGGTTTTGGCTTCTGACCAGCCTTCGAGGGTGGCTTGGCGCATGATGTCTTGGACGTCGGTGTAGGCGTCGGCCGGCAGGGTCGATTCCTCTAGGAGTGTTTGCGTGGATCGGTCGCTGAGGGCGGGTTCGAGTCGGGCGATGGCGCGGATTGTGTCGTACCAGCGTCGGCGGACGGTGGTCCATGCCAGGGGTTGCGGGGGGGCGGGGCGTCCGTCTGCTGTCAGGGTGATTGGGGCGTCTAGTGCTTTGACTGCGGTGTTGAGGACGTTGTTGAGGAAGGCCATGATGGGTTCCCACATTGTTTCTGTGTAGTGGTGTTCGAGGTGGTTCCGGTAGGTGGCTACGTCGTTTGGGTTGGTGGGGTCGGGTAGTGGGTTGGTGGTCATAGTAGGTGTTCTTTCTTGAGTGTTTGGTGGAGTCGGGTTGTGTTGTGTGGTGTTCCTGTGGTTGCGAGTGCCCGGACGTACGTGTCAAGGACGCTTGCCAGTTTGTGGTTGTCGTCAAACGTAACCCACAGGAACGGCACAATGTCCCACGTGTGCTTGAGCACCTTCGACACCAGCGCATCATCCGCCGGCCACAGCACGTGCGCCACATGAAACGGCCTCCCACCCAGAACCCGGAACCGCGACCTGTCACTGCGCACCACATACTTCCCCAGTGTCTCCAGGGCCCGTACGACCAGCACGTCGCACACCGCCAACACAACCCCTCCCCGGGCCGGGCGCGCCGCCCCGGAACCGCGGCTCACCGCACCACCCATCACGCACCCGCCGGAGGAACCGCACGCCCACCGACAGCATCCGCCGACGGACCAGCAGACCCGCCGGCGGAACCCCCACCGACAGACTCCCCACCGGCCAGCACACCCGCCAAAGACTCCACCAGCGCCTCCAACCCCGGCGAACCCAGAAGCGACGGCTGCCTGCCCACGAGATCCACCGCCAACCGGACCGCCTCCGCCCGCCGACCACCCGCAGGCGCATCCGACTCGTCAAAACCCGACGCCTCACGAAGCGTAGCGTCGGACACGGCCCCCGCGGCGTGCAGCGCCAGAGCCTCATCAGCACGATTCGGGCGGGCCACCAGATGACTGACGTCGTACGCCACCGAGAACCGGCGCGCCACCTCCTCCGAGTAGCCCATCGACTCCAGGACCGGCCACAGGAACTGAGACGTCAGAGCCTCGCAGATCAACGCGAGCGGCGGCTCGATGTGAGTGGTGACGACGTCCTCCCGGACCAGCCACGCACCCCAGTGGTTCATGCCACCGGTGCCCAGCAGCAGTTCCGGCGGGGCGTCCTGCGCCAGAGCCAGACGGCGGATGGCCTCGTCCCGCATGTCCTTCGCCGCATCGTCCAGCGCAGCACTGAACGACAGGTGCTTGAACTTGTCCGCCGCCTCGTCCGGCACCGTGACCACCAGCGGGACGACGGCGGAGGCGGCGTCCCGGTTCGCGATCGGCTCCGTCATCGCCTCCATGAGCGCCCCCACGAACGGGTCCTGCTCGTCCTCCTCGTCCACGCCGGCGGAACGACGCACCGCGTCACTGGCCGACTGCGGCACCACCAGCATCCCCGCACCCGCCAGACGCGAGTCGATCTGAGCGCTGATATGCATTGTCAGCCCCACCAGTTCCCGCAGGATCGGCAGACACGCCCGCGTCGGCGAATCCGCCTCCCACCACCTGCGCGGATGCGGCCGCCACACGCGGATCAGATAAACATCCTCCGGACGGCAGCGCACCCGCTCCTCATCCGCGTCCCCGAGAGACAGCAGCACATCACCGGACTCGGACGAGACCTCGGATACTGACAGGACCCGCCATTCCAGTTCGTCGAGAGCGGTGTCCCGCAGCCCGTCCCCGTACCCGACCGCACGCCCACCAGCCGGCCCGGCCGGGCGTTCGCCGCCCAGCGATTCCGGGAGCAGCCGGGGCGGCAGCCCCACCAGCCACCCCTCCCCGGCGACGAACAGGTTGACCGACAGCCGGTGCAGGATCTGCGACCGGCCGATCACCGAGTCGCCGACGGAGTCGACGATGGCTTCGAGGGCGGGATCCTTCACGGTTTCCACGTCGTCGGCCAGGGATTTGCCGTCCACGGCGACGTAGAGGCGCGCCTGGGCGAGTCGGCCAGCGATCGTCGACGCCAGGAACCGCTGCTCGCCCACCAGGTCGTACATCTCCCAGGCGTCCGCCTGCCATTCGGTCGGGGCGGCGACGCGGCGGCTGATGCGGTCCCCGCCGACTCGTACGGCGGCGGCTGTCAGCGAGGACTCCCTGCGCCGCTCGGCGCGCCTGGAAGCGGCCCGGGCCGTGTACCGGGTCACAGGGTCGGCGAAGGGCGACGGCACGTTCGCGCTTCTGGTCGTCATTGTTGTTCTCTCCTGCCTTTCGCCGGTGGTGGCGGGGGCGCCCGGGATCAGTCGATTCGGGATGACACGTGCCCCACAACATAGTTCATCGCCAGTGCGGCGGCTGCGAACCGCCACGCACCCAGGGCCCGGGGCCCACGGGCCGCGGCGGCGGCGCGTGCGGCCAGGACTGCGACGCCCACCCACATGCCGGCGCAGAACGGGCATTCCAAGCCGGTCACGGCCCGGTGGCGCGGTCCGCGGGCTTCCGGTCCGAAGGCGTCTGCGGGTTCGCGGCGTTGCGCCCAGGCGCGGGCGGGGGCGACGACGGCCCATTCTCCGAGTAGGTCGGTGGTCAGGAGGCGCGTCAGTCTGGCGGTTGCGAGGGCTGCCAGCAGCCCGTCGGCGGGGGGCGGGGCGCTCATCTGTCCGGTTCCTCCGAGCGTTTTTTCCGTGCTTGGTGCTGATTGTTGGTGAGCCCCGCCAGGGGCAGGGGGGCGGTTCAGCGTCCCTCCGGAGCAGAACGAAGAGGGTGGCTGAATCTGCCCCTCGCATCCGGCGGGGCTCACACGCAGCGCAGTTTAGCAGGAGTGGCAGCCGAGTGTGCGCGCGCGTTTCGAAAACGGGTTTCCGGCGCAGGGCGTGTCAGTCGTATCCGCGGGCGGTGATATCACATTTCCGCCCCCGGGGCGCGGGCGCGGGTGCGGGGCGCGCCAAACGGTGCGGGCCCCGCAACCATGACGGTTGCGGGGCCCGCACCGGCCGGGTGTCTTCAGCGGATCCTGTCAGACCTTGATCCTGCTGTTCCGTGCGGGGCGGAGCCTGCGGCGGGCGCGCCCGCCGCACTGGCGGTGCCGGCGGGCCAGGCGCAGCCAGTGCTCCGCTTCGGCGATCCTGCCCACGCCCTTCTGGGGGTTCCGGCGGATGCCGTGGTCCCTGGCGTCGGCCTCGTCGTCGGCCAGGGCGAGCAGGGCGGCCATGGCTCGGGCGAGGGCGGGGTCGCCGGGGAAGGCGGCTTCGATGATGTCCGAGTTGGTCGTGCTGGTGACGTCGGTCATGCCGAGGTCCGCCAGCCTCCGGCCGATGGTTCGCCGGCCGGTCCTGCCGGCTGCCGCTCTAGTCATGTCGGGTTTCCTTCCTGTGGTTGGTGCTGGGTTCGTGGTCATCGTGTTCTCCGCCGCCTGGGGGGCGGGGCGGGCGCGGCGATGCGGCCGGTGAATCCGGCCAGGCGCATCGCCCTGGCCGCCGCCACCACCTTGTCCGGGCTGTTCTCCGACAGGGCCTGGGTCAGGAACTCCTGCAACGGGCCGTCGGGGCAGACCCGGTTCCACGGCCGGCCGATCACCTGGCGGCGCACCGGCGGGGTCGGCGGGGTCGGCGGGGCTTCTTCTGCGCGGGGGGCG